GCATTTGTAGAGTACTCTACGAACACATTGTCAGAAGAAATAGTGTCAACAAAATCTTGGAACTTCGGCCACACTGTTGGTTCACCACCTAATACTTCTACATATAAATATTTGTTTCGTTTTTTCAACTCATCAATTAATTTTATATATGGTGCCCAATCTGTAGGCCAGCGTTGCGTTCCATCTCTATGAAAATCTGAACAATATGAGCAACTATAATTACAAACATTATGAATGAATAGTGTTACGATACAACAATCTAAGTTTTCTGATGTTATGTGCAAAACAAATCCTCATATTGTGGAACGATATCTAATATGTTTTGGTCTCGTGCTTCGTCAAGTTTCTTTGTAATATCAACAAATCCATCTAGCCATTCCTCAGAATAATCTTCACTCAACATAAATCTGACAGTTGAGTCTAATACCGTACAGAAATGCTTCTTCGTTTTCTCTGGGTGGTCACTAGCCTTTACCCAGTCTTTATATTCTTCATACAATGCAACTACTTCTTGCTTGTTCTTTTCTGGTAACACTTTAATGTTATAATATTTAGGTGAGTGACACACATGTTGTGTTATTGTTGGTCGCGGACTGTGATGAGGATTAAACTTATCTAATCCAGATTTCTCTAACTTCCATTTCATAAACTCTGGCATATGATATACATTCATTGGAGTAACTGTGAAGGCAAACCATGCTTTCAGATTTATTCGTTTATTGTCGTTTAATGTTTTCATATGTTTATAGACTGCTGGAAACTTTGCTGGTGTTCGTTGATAATCAAATACATCATTACAACCATCGATACTAACACCAATACGAATCTGCTTAAACTGTTCCCATAGATATACCAGTCTGGTTGGTACCATAGTTAGATTAGAATTATATTCAATCTCTATGTTATGCGCATTACCACTTGCAACTAACTTTTCTAAACTTTCTTGGTGTTCCTTGATGATTAATGGTTCACCACCAACTATATATAATTTCTTAGCAGTAGTACAATATTTCTCAAACTGTTCCCAGTAATGGTCAGCATTCTTAAACCAATCATATTGGTCAGTAGACCATTTGCCTTTGTTATTTTGTACTAATTGAATGAGGTCGTGTGTATCTTTGTATGATGTCTTGCCGTGTATCGTTACAAAGTCATCATACCACATATGTGAATCTGTGGGTCCACACATTCTACATTTTAGATTACAGAAATTACCATAACGAATATCAAAGAAGTCTATGTTCTGTTCTTCAACGGCAAGTGTTCCGTCATCTTCTGTGACTTCGTGGATTTGTGCTTCAGAGAGTCCCCAATCTTCAGTTTCATATTCTCGTCTTGACTTGATTCCATTTATTTCTTCTTGTCTGCAACGTTCACATTCTGGATGCCATTCGCCTTCCATCATAGTCTTGCGAACATCCTTCAGTAGCACAGCATTTCTGGCTTCATTAAAATCATCACGGCCAGCATTATAAGGAGTGCCATCTTCTTTTCTCATTATGCCACGTTGAGGGGAATACGAATTTGTATTACAACATATTCTCAAATCACCATTATTTCTAAGATTGATTGAGTTCCATGGCATTGGACAAATTGTATCTCCTTTTGATTTTGGTACGTTCTCAAAGTCTTTGCTCATAATATTATCCTTTACTTAAATCCCCATTCCCTTTCTTTACACCACCAACATTCACCACAATGTCCCAAGTATGGATCACTTATTTCATCTCCCCACCTAGGGCAGGTATTTGCATAATCCACTAGTAGTATCTACTTTTTATTCATATTATATTCTCGGGCATTAATATTGTGCCTTAATATAGTCAACAAATGATTGGGCGCCGTCGGATTGATTTTCTTTCCAATCATCAGCAGCGAGTTCGTCTGCTAAATCACTTGCATATTTTAATATCTGTATACCTTGTCCTTTAAGCATGGCAACTTTAACTATGGCATAACCTTCCATATCTACCAGATCACTATCAAGTTCAGGGGTTGATGTAACAAAATTATCACCAGTACTTAGCACAATTTTACTATCGCTTACTTTGAGATCTCCGTTAATTACATCCGGATCAAACGGCGTTATGCCCAAACCAGAAACTGGTCTGGCATCCATATCTCGTTGACGAACTAGTCCAACATTATGAAGTTGGCCTACTAATTCAGTACGTAATGTGCCAGCAGTACCAAAATTTATAATGCGTTCACAATCAGGCTGATTGGCAACAACACTAGCTGCAATAGTTGCATTAATCTTTCCTACGCCACAGTATATTACCATAAAATTATCAGGAAGTTGATCGCAGTAGTCGCTAGATAATTCAGTTTCTAATGCTACTAAAATATAAATCATTTAAATATCCTCATTATTAATTATTGTAGTTTTTTTCTGGCTGTTTCCATCGCTGTATATATCATTAATATATTATCTATTTTGGTTCGTCTAGTAAGTAAGACATTTCAGGAAATGTCTTACGGAAATCTGTTCCACGCTGTTCATCTAATTTTGTTAAGTATTCACGAAACTCCGGTAATCGACGACTCCAATCTTCACTGCGAGCAAAGTTAATCATGCCACGTAGTCGTTTAATACCATATGGCGCATCTAGCCATTGTTCTTTTGTTACGTTGCCTTTATGCCAACTAGGTACACCTAGTTCCCAATTTTCAGTCCACCATTCAATGAATTCTTCATACTTGGCTTCGCACTGATCAATAAATTCATCTGGCAATACTTTGACATTGAAATGTCCTGGCCAGTATACAAAGTGATAATTAATGCCACCTGCGCCAAATGGCCACATATTTGTTTTATGTAATCCACTTTCTTTGAGTTTCCATTTTAGAAAATCTGGAATATAATAAATATTTAGTGCATTTACTGCACATGCAATTGTAATTTCAACGTTATTACTGGTTTGTGTATCTAAACGTTCAAACATTTTAAGAGTGTGATCCCATGTACTTGGATATCGAATGTAGTCGTTCATGTCTCCAATGCTATCTACTGAATAATGCATACGAACTTTCTTAAAATGTTTCCATTGCTCTAGCAAGCGGTCTGGCAGTTCTATGCAGTTGGAATTGTAACGTACTTCAATCTTGTCTGCATATCCCATTTCAATAACCTTGTCAAGGATTTCATAATGTTCTTCAATAATAGTTGCTTCACCGCCAGCAAAGTATAATTGACGGATATTAGGTACTTGTTCATAAAGTTGTTTCCAGAACGTGGGATTATCCTTATGCCAATTATAAGTAGCGCCAAATGTTTTGCCGCGATCTTCCCATCCCATAGTTTCTTTAAGATTTTTGTTCTCAATTTTTGGATAAAGGTTATTCCAATCTTTAATCCAACCACTTGAATCATGCGGGCTACACATAACACAGCCCAGTTGGCATTTGGTGCCCATACGTATATCAATATATGCCAAGTTAGCATTTGTTGAACCATCTTTATATGTTTCTTCCACTAACTGAAATGGATCAATGCCATCACGTATCCAATACTCTGTTTCCCATTGACGTTTTGAACGGTGGCCAGCAGCTTCTTCCTTGTAACACTTTAGACAACTCGCAGGTTTTTCACCAGCTATCATCATTTGCCTTACATTTCGCATATATGAGTTATTCCAGGCGCTATGCAAATCACTTGTATTTAAGTTGGCTGGTTTACCATCGTCTGTCTTAACAATGCCCACTCGTCCGCCATGTACTTTATCATTAGTTGCGCCAACTGAACTTGCGTTAGCAGTACAACATACTCGCATACTACCATCAGGCCGTGTACTTAAATGCATCCATGGCAATATGCAAAAAGTGTCTGACGGTAATTTTGAATCGTTACAGGTCATTATGACTCCTAACTTTATTTTTTGATACTCTTATGAATATTTAATTACAACAAGAACCATCAATGCGATATTAACTACTATCATTGAAATTGCAAAGATTTCAGTTTTTGTATAACTATCCATTAAATCTCATTCCTAATTGTTTTATAAAATTTTAACAGAAAGGACCCAGTAATGTTGAATATCTTTTTTAGTATCCTACATAACCGGGTCCTTTTATTCTCGTATCATTGATTGTCTGTATCGTCGTCGATGATGTCATCTTTAAAATATGAATCCAACATGCGTGTTATATCGCCAGTTACATGCTTTTTAATAGCTTCGTAATCTAAGCTAATATTAACATCAGCGACTTCTTCCCTACTAATATTTTCAATTAATAACTGCGCTTCATCCAAATCACCTACATCAATGGTTGAACCATCCATAAGAACAATTTGTACTGTCATAATGAAATTTGCAGGCACTTGATGAACTTCGACTTCGTCCAAAATGCGGTCAAACGAACGATCCTTTCTTTCAATTGACATAACAGTTTAATCCTTTATTTTACTGTTTCAGTTTTAATGCTTTTTGCTTTAGGTTTGCGGCCACGTTTTGGCTTTAGTTCTGGTGCCAAATCAAACGCTTCGGTTCGCAAACGCTTTGCTTCTGCTTCAAATCCAGATGCTTGCTTTAACATATTTTGCGCCAACGCAACATTATCCAATGCCACATCATCATCTGATGATGATTCTACTTCTGCTGATGGCTCAACTGCTGGCTTTCCGCCATTTTGCTGACTAATCAAATCATTCAAATCGGCTAAATTAATAGCAGTTTCACGATTTGGTGTCATTGAAATATTGCTAACCGGTTGGCGTTGCAGTAACCCTTTTGAATGCATGTTATTTAACATCTGCGTTCCATCTGAGAATAAAGTTCGTGCGGCATATTCGTAGAATTCATTTGATTCTTGACCAGCTGGTGATTCAACTGCATGCATAATATCATCATGCATCCAATCTGGAAGTGCATCTGTATCTACTATTAAGCAATAAGTGGGCTCATCTGGAATTTCACGAAAAACTACAACACATCTACGTTGGGTATTAATAATAGACCCAATGTGTTTTAAGTTATTTGTTGGCATAATACTTACTCTCCTTCAGAGGCAGGGGCTTCTTCTTTAACAGACTCGTCATCACGAGTTTCAACTTCAGGTGCTAGTTGACGAATAATTGCAACTAGGCGATTGAATTGGATACCTACAGTTTCTGCTTCAGCGCCTTTAAATGCGCCACGCTGGACTGCTAAATCAATGATATTACAAGTTGTTGTAAGATCATCTAATGTTAGTGACGCTGAGCGTCCTTGATTTTCGGTTTGTTCAGTCATTTGGTTCTCCTTTTGAATTTTAATTAACTGCTATGTTTATTTATCCTATGCATGAGCATTATTGCCTACAATAGCAATAAATAAGTTCTTTTTAAACTTATCTATATCAGTCGGGCTTTCAAACCAAACCTGATATAAACTTCTTTGATTAATACTTCTGATATGATACAATCCAGTGACCCCAGCCGTCAATGCAACCCAATCCATTTCTTGGTTTGGTACTGACATAACTAGAATTCGATTTCGCATCATTGTCTGAATAAGTTCAGTTCCTGCTAGCAGGCCCATATCATTTTCGCTTAATGAGCCTGCGTTATCTAATATTTTTGGTTTATTCATAATGCACTGTAACTCCAAATGGTGCTTGTATTCTTTGTGCGGTATCTCCGTGAATAACAAATAATGTATCACAGTAATCTTCGTTACCCCATGAACCCCATGGATAACCATCAGTAAACATTACTAACTGATGAGGACTAATATCATTTTCAGCTAAGAAATTAAATACTGCATCAAAATCAGTACCACCACCACCTTTAAGTTCATAGTCGTTAATACTGCGGCCATCTTCGCTGCTGAATATTTCATAGTTATATACACGGGTGTCAAAACAACAAACGTGAATTTCATAATCAGCATACTGGTCCATAATACCTTGCACTTCACTAAGCATTTCTTTTGCCAAATCATGGCCAATACTTCCGCTAAGATCTAATGCAATAAATGCCCTTAAAAGTTCATCTTTATTCATGCCCGGGAAAATAACTTCTCCTGAACGCTTGCTTGGGCGCATAAAGGTAAAATCATGCTGAAGTGAACTTTCTAACTGGGTACATAAAATATCCTTCCAGTCCATCTTTGGTGCTACTAACTCTTGAATCATTCGTTTAATTGATTCTGGAACATCACCACCAGCACCTTGTGCTGCCTGGATAACAGCCTGCTTGATTTCATCTTGCAATGCCTTGCGTTCTTCTTCTGTCATTTGTCCAATTGAACCAGCATCACCTTCGCCATCACCGTCGCCAGGTGAACCATTTGGGTCTAAATGAACATCCATGCTACAGCCTGTGTCATCATTCTCTTCAACAAGAATGTCATAAATCTCATATGAGTTCATGCCTTTGTATTTCCAATCTAAGCATGGCTTACCGCCGCTTAGATATTCTTCAGTAATCACGGTGCCAATATTTTCATCAACCAATGTCATATTTATATTAAAATCTGCCGCTTGATTATACTTATTGGGGTCACGGTCACCACGTGCGCCCATATGATCAAACACCATATGTAACACTTCATGGCCAACCAAATAATCAATCATTCCATCTGGCAACTGGTTGATAAACTCGCGATTAAAATAAAAGTTACGTCCATCTGTTGCCGCTGTAGAAATATCATTCATTTCTATTAATTTAAACCGGGTAGCAAGCTGACCAAAAAATGGTTTACCTAATAGGAGACGAACACGTGATTTTGTTATACGTTCTTCGGCAAGTTGTACCATATCATTCATCCTAATCTGTTGTACTATATTATTATAATACTATAATTCATTACTAATGTCAAGTAAATCATAAACTTAATTTGAAAATCATAGCGTCATCTGGATTTTTAAAGTAAATTGCATGCGAATCATCTGGAAAGGCATACTTAGTTACTACAAAATCTTGATGAAATAAGTTAAAGCGGCACCATGCAGTAGCTTCAATTAATTGACCTGGTCTAACCTTAACACTTACGGCATTTGCTTTCCACTTGCGTTTATATTCATGCAACATTATCGGTGTCCAATCTTTGCATGCAAGTCCATATAGTCTGATATTAGTTCTTTCACGAGGTGAAAAGTTAGCTAAATCTACCTTTTTTTCATGCTCTAACAATTTTGGCGTCAAATATGTAGCTTTCATACTATGTCGATCCACTTAACTAAAAAAGATATAGGAGCCATTAGCTCCTATAGTTTTATAATGCATAATGTCTATGCATCTAATACCAAACGACCATAGCGTTCGAAGAACTCCTGGAAGCGGGCAATCTTATCTTGCTTTGGTGTTAACTTATAATTTTGCATCGCAACACGTGATGCCATAATCACCATTTCTGTTTCGAAGTTATCCATCATGAAGCTAATAAAGTTACTAAAGCTCTTGTGGAATTTATCCAACGAACCAGCCTTTTCTCCATTCTGGTGACGCTCACGTAACTCGTAACATAGGCTCGTTGCCAATGCATATTTCGCGCTCATCTCATCACTCTTCATTTCAGTTATCTTGCCGTCCAATACAGCAGTTGGATCTGGACAATCAGCAGCAACTTTGCGGTGAGCCATAAACTTAATAGCAATGCCTTCACCAACACAGCCTGCAACCATATCAGTGGTAAGTCCTTCACCAAGATCATCATCATCTTCTAGTAATTCACTAGTAAATGTCCATGCGCGTGGTGTAGCAAAACCACGTGAACTAGACTTGGGGTCAAAGTTATAAAGGTCATTTTTAGCAAAGCTCAAATAACCAACAATATCAGCATTGATGTTTTTATCAACAGCCCAGTTCAACCAATCTTCAAAATCAACACGTAGTTCAAAGTGAACAAAACGATTCTCAAGTGGCTTAGGCATACGGTAAGTAACACCTTTGTCAGTCTCACGGTTACCTGCGGCAATCATTACCACATTTTCAGGCAACTTATACTGACCAATTCGACGGTTTAGGATAAGTTGATAACCAGCGGCCTGTACACTTGGTGCTGCTGAGTTCATCTCATCTAGGAACACAATAACTGTATCGTATTGTGCAGCTAGTTCTTCACTGGGAAGATCTGCAGGTGGTAGCCATTGCATAACACCTGTTTCTAGATTTGGAACTGGGTAACCACGCAAATCAGTTGGCTCAAACAATGCCAGGCGCATATCAATTACAAGAGTATTACCCAATACACCTGAATCACCAATGCCCTGTACAAGTTCTGATTTACCAATTCCTGGAGGTCCCCACAAAAACACAGGACGCTTCTTATTGAACGCACGAACGATAAGGCGGTTGGCCTCTGAAATCCGTACAGTACGATCATTTGTTAATGTAGCAGTAGTTGACATATCGTGTCTCCGTTATATCCATTATCGGGTTTAATTAAGTTATGTATAGATTATACATTATCTAGGTAGGTGTGTCAATACTTAAATTTGATAAACACCAAGCATTCCAGGATTAACCCACTCACAAAACAATTTGTTCTTGCGAAGCAAATCACATACTTCTTGTTTTACTCCAAACTCACCATATGCGAACTGGTAATAATCAGCCCAAAGATCAGTTGAGTTATCTTCGGCGCTAATAATGAATGCACCATAGTCGCAACCTTCAGGGGCGAAAACTGGGCAGCCCATTTTCTTTAATGCGTTAAAAGCTGTTCGTTCGTTGCGTTTCATAATCTTTCTCACTCTTTGATTAACTTATACTTATATGATACAGTAAGACGTATTGGTTGTCAATACTTTTTTGCTTTTTATTTAATCTTTTTGGCTTTCAATCCATGTTTCGAAGCCGCCAAGCTTATACATAAATGCATCAGTTTCACTGAAAAGTACAATATAGCTTGGTCCCATATAATATGGATGTTTGATTTTTTTGAGCATCTGAATTAAATGCTTACTCTTAACTTGTTTTGAGTTTTTGAAGGTATAGCTGTCGTATAGTTTCAACATAAGGTTTTTGCCTTTTGTACGAAGCCGCAAGGTGTTCATATTCAAAAAAATGTCATAGCAATTAATTTTGCTATGACCATTTATTTCTTTAATTTTATTTAAAATAAATTTTTGCATTTGTAGCACATATTCATGATGTGACTGACTATTAATCATCTTTATTAATGAGTTCGCCACAATCTAGCTTATAAACTGCAAAATCAGTAGTACTGAATTTTTTATTAAGTCGGGTTGCCAATCCAAAGGCGTGGCCACTATTACTGAAACTTACTTTTTTGTATTTAGGTCCTGGGTAATTAACTAAAGTATTGAGTGATCGCAAATTAATTGGGTTACCTTGGTAGAAAACCGCGTAAATTGCAGTTGCTTCAAGTACTTGTTCACTATTATAATTTCGATCAGCATGTTCAATTATTATTGTTGGTTTAGGTCTTGCCATGGATATATTATCTCCTAGTCAAAGTATTTATCTAAATCAGTAGTTTTATAGAATTATCTGCGGTGTTTCTTTAATTCTAAATTAACTTCCCACTCAGTTAAATAGGGTCCTTTGCTAGGATACTTTTCCAATGTTGAAATCTTTGGATTGAACGCCCATTGCCAACTCGTGCCTTTAAACTCAATAATATAATACCCAGCACCATATAATGTATTGGCAGTTTCTGTTTTAGTGTAAGCTGGGTAATGTTTGTATTCTTTTGGATATACTTTTGTGATACCAGTGCTAAATCCGTTCACTGCATGATCAGGCAAAACTTTACTTGAACCATATTCTTTATCTATTACTGTAAACAAATCATCGATAGTATCAAGAACCTGTGTAGATTTATCTCGTTGATCAAAAAATTCAAATCCAGACTCGCATGATCGCAATGTGCCAACTTTGCTGTGATCATTTTTAACAATCCAAAATCTATTCTTAATAACTTCTTGTGCTGTATACACTGTTTAATCCCATAAATTTTCATAATACTTACCGAATAAGCTAAAACCATTAGTTATCCTGGCTTGAAATGCCTTGCGACCTTCCCAATCAATTTCATTCGTATGCTCGGGTCCATGCACCATTTCAGACATGCCATCTTCAAGTGTTTTCCATTGTATATCCATATTGCCTGTCTGAAACTGATCTTCCCATTCTGTAAGATCACCTACCTTTGTCTCAAATGCAAAAATCATTTCATCTAATACATAATCCCAACGTTCAAACCAGCTAGCATCTGTTTCGCCTTTTTGTATATCGAGTAATTCTTTCTTAGAAGGCCGGAGGTTAGCAGGTACATCTTCAGGATATACATACGGAGCGCCCTGCTTGGTTTCTTTTAGTTGTTTTAGCATAGGTAGAATAATATTAGCAAGTGTATGATCCATGCTCCAAGTATCCCAATGATCAATATGGATATATTCCTTTCGTTTTCGATTACGTTGAATCCATAGCAAGAACTTATATAGCAGTGTTGTCTTTCGCTCTTCGTCGAACAATGAAGTAATATCGCCTACTTCGGGTTCTGGTTTAATGCTACCGTGTGCTAACAACTCACCAAATTTATGAACCCAGTCAGGCTTTCTTGAGAAGCCATGTTCATCCGGAACGTCCTTAACCCAAAAGCACAACTTTTCAGCTACTTGATAAGGACCTATCCAATCTGTGTATTTTCCAATTTTAACTTTCATTGGCAGGCCCAGTAAGCCATTTAATATATTTTATCTTTTGTTCGGGTGTCCAGCTAGATAGATAATCATTTTCTTTGTCAAAGAGTTCTAAAACCTCATTTTCTGTTAGAACCTGATTGCCTATAATTTGCTCACCTATATAGATTTGAGAAAATTCGTCAATGTCATTACACGTGACCGCATCATCTAACCAATGGGTCTCGTAAGGCATAGTTGGGTTCATTTTCTGTAGGTCTTCTTCAGAAACAACATACCTATGCTTAAAAGTTTGAATTGTTTCAATTGAAAAATACTTCATATTTACCTCCTAATCAGTATAACTATTATTCAAATATTGGGCGTGGTCGTTTGCACGATCTGCTACCCGCTGTAAATCATGGATGCCACAGAATCGCATAAAATGGACGCCGACTTGATTTTTCTTATCCTTTTGTACTTGTTCAACAATAACTGTATCTAGCTTTTGTTTAATATGGTCAGGCTGTAAAGTAAGATCAATTAGCAGTTGATTCCGTTTATAGTCATCAAGCACTCGGTGCTCAACATCTTCGTGATCTACCCACCGTTGTAACATAAAGTTATTCCAGTTATAACCTTGAGCATCCTTGTCTGCAAATGCTTCTAACATGCCTACTTTATTTTTAGTGCCTTTCTTACGACATCCTGGATATGCACTAAAGATATTATCAGATGAATCGCCACGAATACACTTTTCAAACAATAACCATTCTGGATTACCAATCATTTTGGGCTCTTTAGTCTTTTTATCTTTGACGTGGTTGCCGCGATCATCAAATATGCCATCATGTGTGATGAGCTGGCCTGTTATACCATTATACTGACTAACATTGCCATTAATAAGCTGATAAAAGTCACTATCACTGCTTACGATACAATGATTATCATCTGGATGATTTTGTATCCAACGTGCAATAAAATCATCTGCTTCGCATTCTTGATGTTGTAATATAGTTGTATTTGTCTTATTGGTCATGTAATATCTAAAATTATCAAATGCATCCCAGAATTTTTGATCTTCTTCTTGCTCTTGTACTGTTTTAGCAGCTATAATTTCTTTACGATTTCGTTTATACGGTTCATATGCATCTTTACGCCAACTACGGCCTTCAAAACACATCACAACATGTGATCCATTTTGCTCGCGCCATACCTTTGCAATACTATTAAACATAATATGATATGACATGCCAATTTTGGTTTCAATATCACTACCGCGGACAACATGTCGTGCTCGCATAAACATATTGGCTGAGTCAACTAATATATACGTCTTTTTCATTACTAACCCTTTAAAATTTATATTGTTGATATATTAACATAACCATTAAGGTATGTCAATCAAGATTCTTGATCACCAATGTTACGGCAAAGCTGTGTAAACCATGCATCAATTATTTCTTCTTCTGAAGAACCAGTATATCCGGCATCCATCAACTTTTTAATGAAATGTTGATTCCAATCCAGTTCAAAATAACCATCACTTGGCTTATTTTTATCAAAGCTAACATTAATAACTTTAACATACGGCTCGCCACGAGCAGAAGCACCATCTTTCTCTGCAACTTGATTTTTATCTGATTTTTTAAATAAATTTCTTAATTTCTTAAACATTAGTTTACCACCTTCCTGTTTGTTCCCACGGCACATCTTTGTTACCAAAATGACCATATCTGCAATTCTCACTATACTTATAAAACTTAAATAAATCAAACCTATCGATAATACCTTTTGGTGTTAAATCAATATTGTTTTCAATAAATTTTTGAATACTGCGATTGTGTCCGTTACTGTCTACATATATACTTGTTGGTTGTTTAACACCAATAGCATATGATAACTGAATTTGACACCAATCAGCCATGTCATCTGATACGACATTTTTTGCTAGCCAACGTGCCATATAAGCTGCACTTCTATCTACTTTGGTAGGGTCTTTACCACTAAAAGCGCCGCCGCCATGAGGAGCAAAACCGCCGTAGGTATCCACAATAATTTTTCGGCCAGTAAGGCCTGTATCACCGTCCGGACCACCAATAACAAAGTTACCAGTAGGATTAAGATGCCAAATAGTATTCTCATCTACATAATCACCTAAAATTGTTTCTGCAGAATGTCGCGCTAATTCTTTTGCTAAGATGCCGCAACCATCTGTGTGTTGAGTACTTACGACCACTTGATCAATACGTTTAATTAAACCATCACGCCTGTCACCGTAATATTCTACACTAACTTGCGATTTAGCATCAGGGCCTAAAATATCTGTAATCTTACGTTCTTCATTTAAGTCTTTTAAAATTTCATGTGCAAAATGAATCGGTGCTGGCATCATGCTATCTGTGTGATTACACGCATACCCGAACATAATGCCTTGGTCACCAGCACCAAAACTATCTGTTCCTAATGCGATATCACCTGATTGTTTATGAATTTCGTTATAAACATTTAGTCGGTTCCAATGAAACCCGTCTTGTTCGTAACCAATTTCCCGTACTTTATCGCGTACAATTTGTTCTACTTGGTCTTTACTTAGATTAAAGTTTTTTACTTCGCCCGCCAACGTAACTAAGTTGGTAGTTACAAGTGTTTCAATAGCAACACGAGTTGTTTCATCACCCGCTTTTAACCCAGCATCAACAAGTGCATCACTAATCTGATCTGCTATTTTGTCTGGGTGGCCATTACTAACACTTTCGCTTGTAAAAATTTGATTTGTCATATATTTTTTTATCCTCTATTTTAAAATCCTGCTTTTCTAATATCTTCAATATTACTTTGATTTTCCTTATTATGTACATTAAGTTCCCCAGGCATTTCCGAATAATGTGATGTGGAGTCTTGGAGTGAATCGCCATCCTCTTTCCATACAGGCTTCGGCGACTTCTTGAATATTGAGATTATATTCTTCTGAACGTCCGCCAAGCGGCATAAGATATACTGGACATTCAAGCCCTGCTTTGCGATACTCCTGCACTGCTCTAGTAACTTCATCAAAATCATCGCTATTAGCGACAACAAACTTAAGATAAATATCACTGCCATCCAAGGCGGAATAATTAACAGCAATATCAGGCTTAATAGCATTATCCCAACTTTCCCCTGAAACTGAGAGTTTTGGTGAACAGCTAAATGTGACTGTAAGTCGGTCATTATCGTTGAGATAATTGAAGAAGTCGACATGTAAATGTTGTGTAGTATTTGTTTCAAATGTGACATTTTTTAAATCCTGCATGCGTGGATGCTCAAATAGCTCTACATAAAGTCGTTGCCACGCCAACAACGGCTCGCCACCTGTCATGACCAAATGTATGTCTTGGCCGTTGTCCATTGTCCACTTGCCTTCTGGTGTAAGTGATAAAAGATGTTCAACTACATCGTCAATAGTTGCTTGTTTATTAAAGTCTTTAAATTCTGGATATATACTTGCATATGTATCACAACCAGTATGAACAATTGGTAGCTCTTCAAAGGTGGCAGTTTCTTTGTGTACATTATTATTTATTAGTTCAAGAACTTCAGGATTATACCGTCCATTCTCAGAGCCAGCAGGTCTGCCAAAATTTTTGCAACGAAAATTACAGCCAAATGTTCGTAAAAAAACGCTTGGTACCCCTACAAATTTACCTTCGCCTTGTATACTATAAAATGCTTCACTATATCTAAGTTTCTTTTGTTTGACTGGCTTGACCAAAGAACTAGTAACGTCCGTTGGCGTGCTCAATCTGTCATCATTATATACATCTAATATATCGGTATTATTCATCGTTGTTCCTGTCTCTATTGTCTTTTTTCTTAGTCATTTCAATCGAGCCATTATCACGTACAATCCATGTTATGGTATCGTCAACATCCAAATCAAGTGCTTTCAATACTTTATCTGGTAACGTAATAGCTACTTCATCATTTCCAACATCAAATGGGGTTACTATCCATGAATTTTCGCCAACTTGCCAAATGTATTTAGATGCATCAATTTCTGGGTCATTTGTCATATAAATTACTCCATATTGTTAATTTATTTTTCTTAACTTGTATTCTAGCATTAAGTTCTTCTTCTGTCAAGATTCCTTTTTCAATCATAATATCAATCATTGCCATAACATCGCCGGCTTCTGTTACTAATCGTTGCCTATTGGTGATTTCTCCATTCCCATCATCAATCCCCCAACGATAAATCTTACTGCATGCTTGTGTTAATTCACCACATTCTTCCATAGTGATAACCATCAATTCATCTAGATTATTTTTTTCTTTATTTTGCATATCAGAATAATTCCTTCACTTGTACGCTTTACCAAAGCCTTCAATATATAGCTGCTCGTATTTCTCGAAACGATATATATGAAAATCATGAAACATTCCATACATTTTTGCACCTTTGCTTACTACGTCAAATTTCTTTAACAATTTTTGAAACATTTCACTGCGCTTATCATTAGTAAATGGTGCTGGATATAATTTACCCATAACACTATATCTAGGATTATTCATGCGTGATGTATGGCCTTCACTATGTGCAAAATACAAACATACACGTTTAGAATGAGTTCTAATATGCCTAGTATGTTCACTTAGATCACTCATTAATAAATATATTTCACCATCGTCGACTACTGGCATTACTTTTGAAATTAATGGAAATCGTTCATCCATTGTAGCTAGTGCCGCGTGTTCATAATTTTCTATTAATCCATCAATACGTTCTTGAACTTCAGGCGTAATCTCATGATACATATCATCCATAATACTTACCCTCCGCCGGATAATTTGTTTAGGAATATCTTTTGGTCGATTCTCTTTTCAATATCTATTTCAACATCAAAGTTTTTAGTTAATACCATTTCTTTAATAATATCTGTTAATACTTCAATTTCATATGTTTGTCGTCGCAGTGTTTCTCCTACTTTTATATCGCCTTGGTTATCGTGATTAATCACTATATCTCTATCGGGATCAAGTGTTGTATTACCTAACGTCAGGGTGCCAGAATACGCCGGTGGCGCACTAGGCGGTGGGCCATTGGCAGTCGATACAAGGACTGGGGTTTTGGGTGCCATTATTTTCTCCTTTGTTTACGTTTTAAAAGCGGCCTATTAGTTTAATGCCAAACTCTGATTTAGTGGCGCCGCTTTCACCTGCATAGTTGTTGCGTAACTCTGCAAACAAGCTCAAGTTAGTTACTGGAGTAAGCTCTGCATCATAAAACATGCCTACACTATACTCACGTGCATTGTTAGCAAGCGAACTTGTCATTGTACTGTGATGGATATCGCCACTTAAACTCACGCTGGTGGGCATTTCAAAAGTTACATCTGCATCTGTAATAGCAACTGGAAGTGCTGCTACTAGTCCGAATGTAGAACGATTGTCTACTACAAATCTAGTACCTACCCTTGCACTATTAGACAATACAGTAGACGCTGATTTCATCATAGCATCGCTATTTACATTTAACTCAGTAACACCAAATGATGCTGCGCCAAATACATTAATACCACGAGCAATTGTTTGTTCAGCTTCATATCCAAGATATAATGTAGTACCACCATTAATATCCATAATAGCATTGTCTGCATAGTTACCAAGGAATGTATCATCTTCATGTAATACACCTAGTGCTAGATTGCTATTTACTTGATACGATATCCCAAAGCCATTGCCGCCACCTACATTTATTATAGTATTTAGGCTGGTGTCAACTGGAATAGTTATACCTCTTGCATAACCTGCATATTCATCAATTTGCGTGTTATTTTGAACTGCTTTAGTAATTTGCACTGTGCGAGTATCAATGCCGGAAATTAATTCGTTACCGTTGATATAAAAGTCTCGATCATAATCATCAATAACCATCATTTCATCTAATGCTGAAACTGATGCACCTGCAATATTAAGTGATTGGCTAGCATCTACTTCTACTGTTTCACCATTAACACGCCCTGTAGTTGGGATACCTATTACGCCTTGTGGACTTGTTGCTTCATCCAAATCCATCATACCTTGACCATGAATATGTTCGTCATAATGTGCAAAGGCTTTATCGCCAGTGGATAGCAATAACTTAACTAAGTTTTCGCCCGTCATATGTGGCCACTGTTGGTGTAGCAAAGCAATGCCGCCTGTAATATGCGGTGCTGCCATTGACGTACCAGACATTGTCTCGTATTCACCGTCATTATTAGTAGACATTACGTAGGAACCAGGCGCCAGTAAGTAATAATCACTAATACGATATTGGTTATTACATGTGTTTTGTTCTTCATTATAATCAAAACATACGGTACCAGCTTTATTGCTATTAAAGTTTAAACCATTAGTCGCTTTCGCATCATAATTACCAGCAACAATGACACGGCCGCCCAATGCTAATTCACCATTTTCATCTTCCAATACTGCCAGATGCGCTGGGAAAGTTGTAATATCTGATCGATCATTACCTGCTGAAGCTACTAGTACCATTTCATTACCGCTCATTGCTGCAATAGTGCTATCAACAAATGCATTATCCAGTATATGAAAATAGCCATTGTCAGCAAATGTAGTTCCATCTGCTTTCCAAGATCGACTGTCTGTAGATCGGTATAATCCATCTTCAATCTTGACAAGACTGTTTTTATAGGTAGTATCTATTCTGGTATTAGCACTAACGTTTGCTACAACTGCATTATTATTAGCAGCCCAGGCAAGTGCTTTTGCCATATCTGTCATATTAACCATACCATATGCACCTGTAGTAATTTTACCAATTAACAAATTGGCATCTGGTGCTACGCCCGTCATGCCTTCACCATCTAATGCTGCTGCGGCGATACCAGCAACATGTGTACCGTGACCAGATATATCATCAACAGCCTCACCTTTATAATCACAGCCATATGAGAAACATTCTAAATTAAGAATACGATTAACAAATTCTGGATGATCTGTATCAATACCAGAATCTAGAATAGCAATGGTTGAACCTAATCCAGTCCATCCACGTGCCCATGCTGCTGGTGCATTAATTTGTTCTAGGTTACGACCGTATTCTGCCCAACCTAAATCGATAGTAGACTTCTTAAATCCAGACCATTGATTTTGTGCGGCTTTTAAGTATGCATCAGTACCAGTAACAATTACATCTGGTCGTGCCAGATATTCTTCTTCAGTTAATATATTGACTGTTTTGGTACTAGATTGATCATTACCAACATCTTCTTCGACCACAAGAGCATATTGGCGCAACAGATTTGTTTCTGTATCTGTGCGCATATCTTGTGTGATCTCAGTATTTTTTAATTCACCACTAGTAGTTGTAAACTTAGTACCATCGCTATAATGCTTAGTAGTATACGTGAATACAAATGATCTAGTGGTTACATCAGTAGCATATTGTCTAACAAATTCCTCAAAAACAGACACTATATTATCTTCTGTTTCTTCGTAAGTTCGCTCAACAGTACTATATAGATATTCTTCGCCACGCTTTACTTGGACATAATCCTTGGTAGTAATTACAGTTTCAATTACTGCTGGCGCTGCGGAATTTAGCGTTGCTTGTAGGTCTTTCCAACGAGTAAGCTGTTCTGTATATGTTGCTAATCTGTCAACATAAATTTTTGCCCAAGAATAATGGCCATATTTGGCTACAATATTCTCGTATACAGCATTTCGTCGCTCCAGCGATTTTGTAATAACATCTACAAAATTACGCTGTGAAGCTGCATTTTTAATATTAGTGGCATAATTATAATAAAAGTCGCTGAATGCGTAGGCTTGTTGTGGTACTGCCGTCAACGACATAGCGAATGCTGCAGCCGCAATAGCTTTACTTAACTTATTTAAAAGCATTAGAGTTTCCTCATAATTGTTAACTAAGTATAGAGTATACAGCAATACGTCTTACTTGTCAAGCATTATGAGTTATTTTTTTGATGTTATGGGCGATTCCCAGTGTGCGTGGCATCGTGGTTCATATGATTCAGCACCGCCTATATTTACTCTGCCACCAGATTGTACAATGCGTTGTGTTTTACTTGCGGTTGCACCGCATACATTACAGTAACTTGATATTTTTACTACTTGGTCAGCTAATGCCAATAGCCTAGCTGTGGTGTCAAACGGTATTCCACGACTATCTTGATCTAAGCCAGCACATACGAAATTTACTCCGTCACGCAAGCCTTCTTCAATAAACCATAATGATTCTTTTGGATCAAAGAACTGTACTTCATCAATAAAAACTGTATGGAAATTATATGGCTTAATATTATAATTATCTTTTACTAATTCTAAATCAATAACAGAAAGAGCAGAATGGCTTAAATGATTATGTGTTACGATTTTATCTGGATCAAAACGATCATCTATTACTGGTTTTAACACTAACACCTTTTCACCACTGTGTTCCAAAAAAAGCAGCCGTTTTAATAATTCACTACTTTTCCCAGCAAACATTGGTCCACTAATAACCTCTAGCTTACCGCGTTTATACATCTTCTTGCTTCCTTGCCATTACGACTTTATACCAACGCATTAACCAAATTAATTTTTGTGGGTAATGCGTTGGATTAGGTATATTTTCTTCTCCAAAGTATTCAATGAATCCTTTAATGTCATCATCACTTATATTCATTTATGCTTTGCCATAATTGCGTTCACCTTCCCAAGGGAAAACAATCCAAGTTGGATCTTCTGCCTTGTTAATTTCCTGTGCGGTATAATCAACCTCATTAAATGAACTAGCATCATTATCAATTAACGTTGCGAAGCGAACATTTTGGCCCCAAACTTCATCCCATCGCGAGCTAGACGGCTGGCACATGGTTCGCCAATCTTTTTTAATCCACTCTAACGTTTTGCCTGAATCGTTAATATCATCTACAATAAGTATATTTTTCTGTGTATTGTCATGATTATAACCAAACGCATCGTTAGCCATCCAACTATTACTTTCTGGTTCTAGCAAGCCAGTTTCATTATCACGAAAACGAACATCCAACGTATACATTGGAATATTAGTCATATTACTTAATATTGTAGATACTGGCAAACCGCCTCGCGTAATTCCAACAATATAATCTGGACGCCAATTATCGGCATACATTAGATTATTGATAACCATAATCATGTGTTCAACATCTTTCCACGTATAATATACTTTATTACTTTTTGTTCCCATCATTGATCTCCTTCACAATTGTTATTTTTTAATTCTACATATTTCAAGATAATTTATCGCGGCGCAAACTCTTGCTGTAACTTGATATTATCAAAGAACTCTTTCTTAGTACCTGGGTCAGTGTGGAAACTCCCTTTTAGTACTGATGTCTGTGTCAACGAACTATGCGCCATAATACCACGATTCTCACAACAACCATGGATTGCTTGAATGTAAACGCCAACGTCGTCACTGCCTGTTGCAGTACGTATTTCACGATTAATATCCATGGCCAATTCCTCCTGCAAAGTGCCGCGTCTAGCACACCACTGAGCAATCCGTGTATACTTACTGAGGCCAATCAGTGTATCAGCAGCAATAATACCAATATATGCAATACCAGTAACTGGTTGGTGATGGTGACTGCACATGCTTTTAAGTTCACTACGTACAACTAACATACCGTCATATTTTTCATTTGTGACATGATTTGGTTCATTTGGAAATGCAGTTGCGCTGGGCGCTGGATCATACCGCCCTGCCATAATCTCGTTAATATACATCTTAGCCAAACGGCGGCCAGTATCCATGCTATTTGGATCATTAAATCGATCGATAACCAAACTGTCTAGAACTTGTTCAAATTGCTCTGTTAATTCAGAGATCAATTCTTCTTTTTCACCGTCTTTAATAAATTCACTAATGTTGTCAGCGGCAAAGTGTCGCTTGTCTGCTTTTTCTAGCCGAGTTTTAATTACTTTTGATATTTTATCCATAATGCTTAGGTTCTCCTCTATAAAGTTAAAATATTCTATTTTTCAGTATATATTATATAATCAATAATATATTATGTCAACAACTTATTGATTACATTCGCTTTTTTCTAATAAGCAGTCAATCATAATATCGCAATTCAAATAATCACTAACCAAACGTTCTTGTTGTTGTTTAATCAATTCCTTATATTGGTCATAATTATCTAATTTGTCTTGTATAAATTCTTTAAGATCAGTAGCATGTATCTTATACTGCTCTACTGACTCAGTCCATTCACTTGGATACTTAAATTCTGGCAAATACATTTCACTGTAGCTACAACGATCTGGCAATACAGGAATTGCACCAGTTAGTACCGCTTCCATAACACTAATGCCTAAGTTTTCATGTAATGCACAACTAAAAATAACCTTGCACGTTGACATAGTATCATAATATGCTTCTTTCTCTAACGACATTTTTTGTGTAATAATCATGTCAAAATCTTCAGCAAGTAGCTCTGCAATTTCTGGTTGTTTGTCATCATTATATCGATGCGGCCACAATACTGTGTCGGTCTTTTTATTTGTCTGACGCTTGCATAAATTGTCAACAATAAGCTCATGCGGTTGGCCACTACGTACTGCACGATTGCGATAATCAGCTGGGATATCTAAGTTTGTAAGAAACATGTTTTTATGACTTTCTGTAGCATAGTAATTATAATCACTACACATAAACCAGCTCTGTTCTTGAAGCCATGGCCATGGCTTGCTCATTTTATACCCTAAAATATCACTTGGATCATAAGCACCAGCATGCCAAATACTGTGGATTTCAACAGGAATATCTAACAAATCACTCATGTATTTGATTGGTGTAATAATAAAATTCCAAGCGTCCGTAATTAAAAACTTGTCACCTGGCTTGATTAAGCCATCGCTAAATGCCTGACTTACTGCCATTGCTTGGCTTGATTTATATACGTTGGTTGCACCAAAATCCAAAAATGCGCCTGGAGTAGTATTTTCAGCAATTGCCTGACCTTCAATAGTAACTACGTTATAATCAAGTTCACGTTCTGCAATACGTGTTTTCAGTATGGCTGGAATGTTATCATACCATTGCTTTGTGTAACGCTGGTCAATTGGTTCTAAGCATACAATCCAAATTGTATTCATTAAATTATTCTCCTGATAGTTTGTTGAGCATTGCATATTTTTCATATTCTCTATGTTGCTCATGATCAAAATGCCCAAATACTATAAAATTATGTGTTAGTTTAAGTGGATTATAATCAACTCCCATTGAGATTGCTGCACCAAGCCCCAATACAAACTTTCCTATATCAGTAAATGAAAATTCACTTACAATTGTAGACTGCCTAAAGTCATTAATATCAGCAATTATAAACTCTACTTCTGTCACAGATTTAAACCAAATCGCTTCCTTGATAATCAATGCTAGTCTCTCCGTTCAATGTCATTTTCAGTAAGGCTGGTTCCCATCCAAACTTCAATAACTTTTGCCGTACACTCTCCTACATTGTATGCTTTATGCCATGTTAAAACAGGAATATCAATGCTATCACCTGGACTATATGTTTTGCTTTCACGATCTCCGTTAGCAAACTCTAAGTCCATGCGAATTTTACCTTCAATAACATGCCAATGCTCACTGCGATTAAAATGACGTTGATCGCTTAATGGCTGATGTGCTCCAAACGCAAGTTCTTTAACTTGCCAACCAGAGCCTTTATGCAATACAGTATAACTACCCCAAGCCCGTGTTGTAGTAGGTTGGCTCCATTCTTTAAGAATCCAACTACTACTATTTTTCTTATCGTCGCCGCCAACAGCAAACTCAAATGACAATCGAGGATCTGAAATTTTCATTTCTGGAATGTTGTCAGCTTCTCTGTCACCACCATTAGCAAATACAAGGCTATCACTCGCTGGCAGTGTATCCAATACTTGTTTAATAGCATCAATAGCACTGCCGTCATCATCACAAAAACTTATAACTTCATCTACACAACCAAGGGCGTTTGCAATAGCTGACCGTTCAGACCAAGGCATAAATCCTTGTCCTTTTTTGCGGCAAAGCCAAGCATCGCTGTTAACTCCAACAACTAGTCTTGCACCAGGAATTAGTTGCTTTGCTGCCTCTAAATATGCAATATGACCACTATGAATTGGATCAAATCCGCCTGTAACTAATACAGTTGTGTTTGACATATTATACCTCTAATGTTTCTAGAAATTCTTCAGCAGCTTCTTCTGCTTCTGCTGACATTTCTTCTTCATCAAGCAAATTATCGTCAACATCAAATAAGCTATTAAAGCTATTTGTTGTATTTGTCAATGTCTTTTGTCCGTTAAAGTTTGCTAACATTGGTGCTGCTTCATCAAGCATTTGCATAGGTGTTTCACTGCGAAATAATTCTTCAATGAAGTTAACCATATAAACAATGTTACGAGGGACATACGGATCAAATTGTTGTTGCTTTTGTTGTTTTGGTGTTAGTTTCTGCCAAGTCTTATGACTAGTATCAAACTGTGCTGCTACAATATCAGTTAATGCATTGGCACGTTGAACACTTTCAATATGCTGGAATACATTATGTGACATTAACAACATGTAGCTAAAGCTATCCCATGATGTTTTACCTTCTTTACCAATTTTGTTTAGCATACCTGGACCATAATGGCAAACATCACCTAACGTCATACGCTCACCAATTGGACTGCCCCAAGGAAACGGTTTATCACTTCCGCTAAAGATCTTGTTATCCATAGCTTTTTCCATTACATACATAAAGCGATCATTCTTATGAATGTGTTGTGTATATAATGTACCGTTCGCCGTTGCTAAGAACGGACTAGCACAATCAAACATAACTTCAATATCTGAATTCACTGTTTCACGCAAAGCGCGTTTAATTGCAGTATAAGCCATTGCCCACTCAAGACGGCTAATACCTAGATAGTGAAGAACATCACGTTTTCCTTTTTCTAGTTGGCCATCATCACGCATCTTAATTAATGTGCGAAGTACAATATTAATGTCATTTTTAGCACTGCCACCAAAGGCAAATCCTTCAAGATCATGATGCTTCATAGTATCATACCAATGTTCAGCCTCGGCCCAGTTGCGGCCTTGCATTACATTAAGATACTTAGTTTGATACTTGCGATTGCGTTTAAACCATTCTACGTTGTGATTAGTAAACTCTAGACATTGGTTAAAACTAGTAATACCTGTGCGTTCTGTAAATGTTGGATCAGCAGCAAGAGTTGGTATGTCCAATATCATACTGTAGTCACCAGTATGTTCTAACCAATTTAAAATTTTATGGCGTAAGCTATCATCTGTTTTGAAGTTTTTCCAATCACATTTGATAACGCCTTTGATAATTTGAAATCCGCCACTATCACAGAGCATAAATGTATTGTCTCTGTCGCGTTGTTGGACCATGGCATCATCTGTATCTGCTTTATCTAGATTTAATTGTGCATGGCCAGCAGAATACAATCCCCACTTATATGGAAAGTGTGCTTGATCACGATTAAGGAAGTTCATGCCTTCCATGCCATTTTCAAATCCATCTGGCATTCGGTCATTACTGATAAAATCAGGATTAGATCGTTGCTTCGCAATGTAATTATTATAAAATGTACTGATGCTGGGTAAAAAGATAGCATAATCTTTATTGCGAGCAGTTAGATCGACGGTTGTTCCTGTCATATATTATTCCTCAGGTTTAGTATATTATACCATAAAACAAAGCAAAAGTCAAGACTTGCATGAAAACTTCCATGGTTACCATGGAAGTTTTTCAATTACATAAATTTATTTCTTTACTTTTGTTAATGGATATTGGAGCGTACCAACATGAATTTTTAGCTTCTTGGTTGCTCGATCTCGATATATTTTAATACCAACATCAAAAGTTATGGCGTTATCCTTGACTGTATAATAAATATTATACTCTTTGATTTTACCAGTAAACTTTAGATCGCCAAGATAGGAATTAAACAAGCTACGAACTTGCTCAGTATCTTTTCGATTAAACATATAACCATCATACGGGGCTATGATTTTCAACAAATCATATTTAATATCAGAAATTGTATAAGACCCTGAAATGGTCAATCTTGGTTGGGCTTTGGTTGTCATTATTATAGTCCTTGATTAAGGGTTGACTTTGAAAGTTAGAGTTGCACCGTTTTCGTTATCTTCGCTAACGGTAACTTTAAAATTGCGGCCTGGATAGCGTTTGGTAATTTCTTGTGCTAAATCCTCAGCCATCATTTCACAACTCTTGTAGTCTAATTCCAGGGTTCCCTGAGAATATAGACGATCAATCCAGCGTTTAAGCTGAATAAATTCAATGTCACGATCGTTATGTTCTACTTCGATCGAAACATTAAAATGGAATATATGACGATGAGGCACTCCTAAGAATGATACATCGTCCCATTCACCAGTCGCAAGTTTTGGATCAGTGTCAGCACCTGGATAGAAATGAATTCCTTCCTTTGACCAATTAACCCAAACTTCACGCTTTGCAACTACTAGTTGACTCATGTCTTACTCCTGGTTTAAATTATTACTCGTCTTCTTCTTTACTTTCACGAACAAGCTTTAATATTTCCCAAAGTTTCCAGTCAATTGCTTCTGCAAACTTCATTAATTGCTTAATATCAGCAGCAGTAAACGCTGATCCAGTTGTTTCGGTTTCATCGTCGATTAAACGAATTTTCTTTGCCATTGTAATTCTCCTATAGTGTTTTAACAATGTGTTTTATTTAATATACTTGATATTATCAAATATGTCAAGCATTTTGTTTACGCAAAACATCACAAATTTGCTTGTCTATAGATACTATTTCTTCACGCATTTGTAGTTTTCGCTTTTTCATTTCACCTAATTCAAGATCGTCATAATGACCAGATTGAAATTGATTTTTAATTTCAATATCTAGTCGACGATGTTTGCGTACTAGACGCTCCATTTGATTATTAAGTTTTTGAATTGTTGCCATGTATTTATTCTCCTCGTTATACCGTCATAGCTGGAAGAATATAATCATATTTACCAATGCCACTATCGACACTGATTTGTAACGCGCCACGTTGGCTAAACTGCATTACGCATGATCCGCTCATGCCTAATTTTAGAATAGCTAACACTTGTGCAAGTGGCCAACTATATCCTTCTTTCATATCACCATTTACATTATTGGCAAAAGTTCGTTTACCTGTAAATGATCCATCACTAGCACCAACTGTAAGAACCAGATTACCATTTTCAGTCTTAACTGTAAAGTTTGGTTCAATGCCGCCGTAAATATTGGCAACTTGTTGAAGCTCGCTAACTTTCTGTTTTGTGGGCTCAATGGTAACATCCCACTCAGTACCTTTGAACTTAACTGTTTGCAGTGTTTGTTCAATGATTTCTTTACTCATAAATCGATATTGGTCAGTGTTGCCATCAGCATCTTTAAATAGCAAATGATCTGGAACACTAATTCCATTACGATCTCGATTAACAACATCAACTGTTGCATCTTCTGCTTGATAATTTGGCAACGAGGTAACCCCAGCTAAAAAGCCTAGATTGCCTAATCCAAATTCTCCAGCTAATTCTGGAACATTGTTATGCAAGACTGCTCGCATAATTACGGTGCGATCAGTATCCATTGCATCAAGTACTGTCTCAGACTCATTGCCGGTTACTTTCACTGCTTGGATAAATCCCAAGCCAGCCGTATGTTTTACGACATCTTGAACTACGTCACGTGTGGTCATTTACTTCTCCTTTGTTTATATTAACAATCAGTATACAATAGAATTACTAGTTAGTCAATAGTTTTATGTAACTATTTTCATTTATACTGTTTTAAGTTGTGATTTACATCAATTATTTTTTTTAATATATCACTACCTGTAAAATTATGAAATGCTTCAACATCTTTAGGGAAACAATGTCCACTAAAGCCTAGGCTGCCTTCATCATTTGGTGCTTGCATATGACTTGGTCCAATATTTTCAAATGTAGATAGAATCCTAATCATATCATGATGATCATAATAGTCACCCATTAAGCTATACACTTCATGAAAATATGCAACTTTCATTGCAAGCCAAGTATTATGCATATATTTTACCATACTTGCTGTAGTACGATCAGTCTTTAAGAATTCAACATCCATATAACTAAACACCATATGCCAATATCTGCGATCTAGTCCACCAAGTATAAAAGTCTTTTGGTTTTTGAAATCTTCTTTGGCGGTTTTGGCGCGTAAAAATTCTGGATTATAAGTTACATTTTCTGGATAATGCTGCAACTGATCTGGTGGTACAGTACTTTTTAACAGTATTTTAATTTTTGGATTGGTAGCAATTAGCTCTGCAATAACTGATTGTATAATACTATCATCACATACATTATCAACCGTAGGTGTTGGTACGCATACAATTGCTGCGTTCGCGTCTGGATGGTCTTGTATAGTTTCACTACTATGTGCTGGATCGATAATTATATGTTCTTTTATGTGCGGTTTAATATGTTCGCCAATTGCACTACCTACAAAACCCCAGCCGACACTTAATAATTTTAACTCTGTTCTAATATTGGCGCCCAATTCTTGTTGTTCATGGTTCCATACTTCATCACGTAAACTTTTTAATTCATTACTATAATGATCAATCTGGAATTGGTAACTTGGCTCGTTAGTTTTGTAAAATAGCTCTATTGCAATATCCAAGTTATTTTCTACATTTTTTATAATACCGTTCATTTGTTGTCGTTTTTTACTTATTTCTGTACCCAAACTATATACTCCCTATTTAAATTGTGCGCCAAATGGGTCAAATTCATCACCACATTTCATAGCACAAACACCTAGCTTTCCGTCTGCTATAGATTTTTTATTCCAACTATCCTGTATATTATGCATAATACCAGTTTCAAATACACCCCTAATTCCAAATAATTTAGCATTTAGCATTTCTTTGCCGCCTACTTCATCAATGAAATCCCATATTTGTTCTACTTTAGGATCTTTATGCCACCACTTGTACATTCTGCCGGCTGTCCAACAGCATGGAAGAACAATACCTTCAGCAGTTACAAATATATTTTTTTCCTTTGCTACTTTGCATTTAATCCCACATTTATTGTAGTATTCCATCATACTACCGTAGGTGTTTTCGATCTCTTTTAACTTTAATAATTCTAAATTTTGATGTTCTTTGGCTTTGGGCTTGGCAAGTGTTTGCATGGCAATGCCTTTGCGATTCTTTGCTTGATGTATTTCTTTCGACTCGCTATTAGCAGTAATGAAACGACCTGTTTTCTTTTTCATAAAACGTTCAACGCCCCACTCTTTGGCTAACTGTTCTGCACGTTCTACATCACACTCTGAATGCTCAAATATTAAATAGTCCCAACGAGCACGGCCGCCTGCAGCTATGAATGCCTTCATATTGCGTTCAACATTTTCCCATTGTACACCTTGTCTGTATAAGTGATTTGTTTCTTCTAATCCATCCACACTGAAAATAACTGCACCATTTCTACCAATGGTACGTGCTAACTCAGCCCACCAGTCTGGCGTTTTTGCACCAGCCATAGTATTCATGCTTAACCACATTTTTGTATTAATACTGCGCAAATATTTAAACACATCTAATGTATCTTTGGCTACGATTGGATCGCCTAAATTACCACACATGTATAATGTTTTTAATTGCCTGACAAATTCTGGCAAGAATATATCCTTGCAGTCTTCTAAACTTAGCTCTTGAATACAGTTACGAATATGTTGATTTACTGGGCCACCATTTTCATTACGATCACACATAGGACAACTGGCACTACAATTTTGTGTGATTTCTAAATGTACTGTTTCTATATCTTCGTATATATACATCAGTCATCCATTACTAATTTAATTTCTTGGCCAGGGCCTACTTCGCTTGGAAATCCGCCCCATTCGCTAATATAATGCACAATAACTGCTTTGTACCACAACAAGCTATTATGCTGTGCTACTTTATTAAATTTATAGATACTATTATTATCTGCTGACATGGTGCTTATAGCTCGTGCTGCTTCACGTTGTAATTCACGGGTATTCATTCCATCAAGCAATTTTTCTAAATCAGCATATGTCAGTTCAACATAATCATCATCACTCATAGAAAATTCCCCGTAACTTTATCATTAATGCAGCTTCTGGATCATTGAACCTGAAAAACAACCACCGCTTACCGTGTTCATCTAGACTAGCACTTTCAAACCAATAATCCTTAGTATGATAGCAATCATATTCCATAAAAATTTCAGCCAAGTATATTGAACACGTTGCCGTATAAAATCCAAGAGAATGTTCAGATGCCATTACCGCCTTACTTTTTAGATGACTAGTCCATAACTCTGGCATACTGCGTTCTATATTCTCTATAATAAGATCCATCCTAAAACCGATAAGTTGACTCATTCTAAGAATGCCGTGTCAAATGTTTTCTTGAGCCATTGCCAATCATTGATTTTGCGCAACGAATCTGTGTCGTTTTTATAGTACGTTCCAAATTCTTTACCTTGTTGAGCTCCTAGTACTGCATATTCACCATAGCGTCTGTTTTCTCCACGTGTACACCATACTTCCAATCTGTATATATCGTCGATCTGAATGTTGTTATCAATGATATTACTTGATAATTTAGTACATTCACGAAATGCACTTCGCCATGCATTAAATGGGTCTGTGTTAAATGCAGTAGTGTTTGCAATCTCAAATTTAGACACAAATGGTGCGCCTATGCTTGTGGTCATATCTACTTTAAATTCTTTAGTTGCAAGCAAGTTCCTTTTAGGAAATAGTTTAAGTCCACCATACCCATATATAAGATCGTTAACAGGGTTATAACTACGGTAAGTAAATACACATTCTGTTTCAGAAACACCAGGGTATGCTTCTCGCCTGGCGGTTGGTTCAAATTTAAATTGAAAGTTTTCTTGTATGATTGCATCAGCATCACAGACATAAAAGTAATCTGTAGTTGATTCTTCTGCCGCGGCTTGATGAGCTTCCAATAGACCAGCTACATTATCAATACGTTTAGCATTTGGGGCGGCTTGCTGAAGTAATCTAAAATTTACATCAGCGTCGGGCTCACCATATGTAAGCATAAAGACGTCTAACATTGTTATTTTTTCTCCGGATAATTGATTACATAATATATTTATATTATATTATAACTTATTATATATTCAAAGTCAACAATAAATCTCCAACCATTTACTATTAGTTATTTATTACTTACTGAGTTTGCTTTTATGATACCAACCACTTCATCGCTAGCTAATATTTCATAATGGTTTGCGTTGACTTCAACGTCGTTGACGCCAGCTCTGTGTTGTTGCGATCTAACTGTGACTATACCATCATTTGGTTTAGGCATCCATGGTGAATTCCCACTGACTGAAACTATCTGTGTCCATGGTATATTAACTTCAACTTTTTGTGCATCAATGATGGGCTTGCTGCGGCGCCCTACTTCACGAAATAGCAATGTATGTGGTGACAAATATTTTAAATAATCAGCGGTGCCGCTGCCATTAAATGGGGTTGATATCGTAATGCTAGAGCTAAATTTTTGTGGATAGCGATTGTATAAATGTAATGCATAAATCCCGCCTAGACTATGACTTACAAATGCTGATTTGTCAGGTATAGTCCACATTACATCAGCCATGCCATCTAAATTTTCGTAAAAAGTCGAATTTGAATCATATTCAATACATATAAATTGATCTTGACTAAGTTGCAGCTTGGTTATTATATAATTCCAAGACCTGTGCGTTTGATTTGCTCCATGCAAAAAAACATAAAATGGACTATTTTTATCTTCTTTATTTGTATCTACTAATTTTCGTGGTGTTAATAAATTTTTTAAAGTTTTTATATTATTAATCATACCATCAAACATAATAATTATTACTCTCCCATGTAATAGTATTTATGATTTACTACTGGCTTTGATGATGTCAGAATCTAACCAGTTTTCAGAGATTGATGAGATATATTTTTCATTTGCATCCTTGGCTAATATTTGTTGCAGCATGCAATCATCTTGCGTACATTGATAATTGTATATACCTAATTGTGCTTCAATATAATTTAAATATGTTAGTCCATATAAGTATAACATTTCTTGACTCGCAAATGTAATTTTATATAGCTCTATCAATGATGGCAAACTTTCAAGGAAAGTAGAGATAGTTGACTTACTACGCACTCGCTCTTGTTGGTGCTTTAATATAGTTTGATCTCTCCCAAGTATTAATAATTGTACATCAGCATATCTGCTGGCTTCTTTTATAAATCCATGATATTTTGGAATGCTTTCAATACCGTCATCAAAATACGGACAACTAATACTTGTTACAAAATGGTCGCTTTGGGTCCAATCAAATTCACCAAGGGATTTCGTGTCTTTCCAATATTTTGCAAACGGTTCTTTATCATGACCGATCCAATATTCATTTTGCAATGCAGGCCAGCAATATATATTAGGATTTTGACCCAATGCTTTACTAAACAAATGGTTGCCTGCGCCTTGGGGGCCTGTCATTATTGTCAATAACGGCTTCAATAGTTACTCCATGTATTTTCGAATTTAGATTATACTTTAAATACGTTATGTTTTCCAGGATTTGCTAATAATTCACGAGTCTTATCTGACTTTAGTCCAGTTATAACTAATGCTGGTCGGGGATGATTACTTGCATTTGCTGTTGCATGTGGCACATTAGGCCAATCAAAAGTTACAACTTCGCCTGCAGACCATTCATGAAATAAGTTTCCATACATAAGAAATTGGCCTGGATGCCAATCATCAAGAAATATAATAAACCGAGCGACTCGTTCAGGATCTTCAGGGCATTGATCCCACAACTTATCAATATGCATGTTAAACATTTGACCTGTATATTGCATATGGCCACGTGCTTTAAATTCATCATCACCACCTTCTAATCCAAGGAAGTCAATCATTTTGGTTAGTTGTGGATAATCACTAAAGTCTGTAACTTTGTTGCATAGTTGTAATTTTTTAGGATCGCCACCACCTTTAATGATATCATATTCTTCCTGTTCTAGCATTGGCGAAATATCGTCGCTTCCTGCATAAAACTGTCGTGTTTCCCAGTTTATAGGAGTACTTTCTTTTTTAAATTTTTCTAAGTCATCATGCCAGTCACCATCAAACGTACCAATGATGTCAAACCAATCGCCGACTTCGTCCTTCTTATCTGTGAAATGGTATTCACTATGATCTACACACCAATCCCAGTTGCTTTTATAATCTTCAGCTGGTAAATGCGGTTTTTTCCAATTAGTGTTGTTTTTCATCTTTTATTATTTTCTCCAATTTTAGGTATTCTACACGTGTATTTGATATATATCGCCACAATGTCAATTGGTCTCGTTTAATTTCAAATATTGTTTCTCTGATACCTATACTAATAATCGTAGCTTCTTCACCATCTAGGTATACTACGTCGCCTGGATTAAATCCTGGCTTAAGCCAAAAGGAAATTCCTTTTGATATGTTAGATGCATAGTCTTTGAAAATCATGACGCCTACTGCACTGCATAATATAACTGCCCACGGCGTCAACCAATTGGTTGCTGATTCTACATTTGAAATTACAAGTTCTTCCATAATAATACTCCTACTTATAGTACTATTTATTAGAAAATCATGTTTTCTTATGTATAATCAATTCCCCTGTCTTTTCTTACTAAGCTATTAACAAATATAGCAATACTGACAATAATTGCCAATATAAACAATGGATGATTGGTAATACTAAACAAATCAAACCATCTAAAATCTGACATTGATGATAATCCTGGTTTCCATTGTTTGTATCCGTACAATTGTAATGTACCCCAAAAGTATTCATCTATTTTAAATGCCACTACATATGCAACAAGAATTGCTGGGCGGCTGACATTATAATGTTTTAATATAACACCGATTGCACTAAGAATCCCTAGCAATGCTAAATCTTCCCATCCGCCAGTATATTGCATATTGGCATATATAATAACTGCGATAATGAATGTTGCATATATCCAATATGGTACTTCAAGTATCTTGATAATCCATTTGTATAAGAAAATACTAAGCATTGCAACACCAATGGTACCAAAAATATAACCAAATGCTAAACTATTAACAAAATCGCTATCTTGCAATAAGCTAGGCTGTCCAATTTCCATACCAAAATACATACAAATAGCCATTACCATTGCTGCGAACGGTGCTGCTGGAATACCAAACAAACATGCTGGAATCATACTTGAAACTTTTTGTGCATTATTTGCACCTTCGCAACCAAGTAGTCCAACTGGATTACCTTCACCAAATGGCACTTCTTGATCTTTTCCTTTATGCGCTGCTTTTGTTGCACCATAGGCAAGGAAGTCTCCAACTGCTCCGCCTACACCTGGTAATAGTCCAGTAACAAAGCCAATGAATCCGCCTCTAACCATGTCAAACCAATTAAGCCTGACATCATTAAAACCTTGAAATAATTGACTCCAATAATGTTCTGATGTTGGTGGTGCTGCTGATTTTGCGCCGCGGCGGAAGCCTGCAACCAATTCTGGAATACCAAACAATCCAGACAGTAATACAACCATGCCTACACCATTTTCTAAATATTCCCAACCGAATGCAAAACGTGGGTTACCCACAACATCTTGACCAATTAGTCCAATAAATAATCCAAATATAATTGCACAAATGCTCAAGAATACATTTTTACTTGCGACAAAGCCTACACAGGCCAATGCCATCATCATAAATCCTAAAAATTCTGGTCTACCAAACAACACGATTATTTTTCCATAAAATGGCAATAATGCAAATGCAACTACTGCATATAATACACCATTAAATGTTGAATCTGCAATAGCAATGCCCATTGCGCGAGCTGCTTGTCCTTTTTGTGCCATAGGATAACCGTCAATAACACATGCTGCTGTGGTACTTGCTCCCGGTATACCAGTTAAGATACTAGTATAACTATCTGCGCTGGCACAACTTGCTACAATTGCAGTCAGAAAGACCAACCCCAAATAGGGGTCGGCCATAAAGTAAGTGCCCATGCTAAAGACAGTTATCAGGGCGGTAGTCACACCAGCAATTGGTATAATGCCTACCAACATACCGTATGCGGTACCTATTAATGCCCAGATAACATATTCCATAATCTATGCCTTAATCTAGAAGTTCTGGTTTATACACGGACGGGAAACCATATGCTTCTTGGTTCCAACGTACTGCATCCCTTAGGGCTTTCTCTGTAATCAATGATTTTAGGATGGCCAATAGTGCTGGGCCATCTTGAATCCAAGGATACTCGCCAGTTTTTGCATAAATTTCTGCAGATGCAACTGGATCGTTAATCATTGCAGTAAGTGCTGCACGAACTTTTTCTACATTTGGATTACCTTTGTTCATCCAAAGTGATTTTTGGATTGCATCACGCCAGTTACGAGTCAACATATATGCATTATATAGGTCACCATGTGGACGTTCACCCCATAGTTCCTCGTACAAATCTTCGAACTGGGTGCCTGGGAAGTTTGGATCTGCCATTTGTTTTTTGTTTACCAAATCCAAGATACCGTGTGTGAACCATAGTTCATTGCCTTTGATACTTGAATAGAAGCGTTTCCACGCCGCTGGTGATTCACGTGCTACATCGAATTCACCATTTTGGAACCCTAGACGCTTTTCACCGCCTGATACACCGTTGACCCAAGTTACACGCTCGCGCCAACATGCTAGGTATTCATCAATAGTGTTGTTGCCTTGTGGGCCACATAGCAACATTGCAACTGCTGCTGCATCTGGTTCAAAACCTGATCCGCCTGCAATAGTCCAGTTACCTGATTTCTCATCAGCACCAGCATGTTTGCCAAGAACGATGTCGTTGTTCATTGAACCAATTAGTTCATAATCAAAGTAGTCGTAATCTACATCGTCTAGTAGGTATGATACACCGTTACCACCGTGTGCTACCATGATTGTCTTATCATCAAAGCGTAGTGAGTTGTGGAACTTGTTAAAGCCTGGAATATCACGTGCGCCTGGAATGTGACGAACAACTACTGGTTCACCTAAGAACTTTTCTAAGTTTTTAGCAATAATTTCACTCCAAACCGAAGTGCCTTTGCCTGGTGCCTGTGGCACAATAAGTGTATAATCAGCCATTGCCGATGAAGCAATAACCATAGATGCGACTGCACCTAAAATAAAACGTTTAATCATCTTAAATTTCTCCTATGTTTGTTAAGATTTTTTAATCAGTGAAAAACTTTTAATGTAATTTTTTGTTTTTTGATTAGTTTAAGGGATAAAGCGACTCCGCGTAGGGTGTCACCTGTCAGGTGGGACACAACTCTGTGTCTATGTATTACTTCTATTTATGCTTTTTAAGAACAAAGTAATATCGATCTCCGACATCTTGCCGTAGCATAACTAATTCACAACCCAAGATAATAGCAACATTACTAATGAACACTGGGTCCCAATCATAAAATTTGATCCATCGTGCTGCTGGTTTATCATGTTGTACACCAGGGTTGACACGGAAATATAAAACGCCGCCTGGCTTGATCATATTTACCGCTTTTAACAATTCAGCAATAATTTTGTCACTACTGCCGAAATTAATACTGCCCAAACAAATCGCAACATCAAATTGATGTTCAGCATTATATGTCAAAACACTTGCTTTAACATCTGCTCTATCATTATATGGGTCGATACCTATCAAATTCTGTATTTTGCCTTTGAACTCATTATATCCACAACCGATATCAATAACGGCTGCCGGGTTCATACTATTGACTTCATCAATAATAGCAAGACCACTATACTTGTACTTCTTTGTCTCTGGTTGCCAAACTTTACTAAAATAATTAGCAAGTGTTAAATTATCAATTATATCACACAATTTATAAATATCAGTTGACTCAACTGATGGCAATATTACGCCAAACACTCCATTAATTACTTGGCATAGCGCATTTTTATTTTTTAATAGTCCTGGATTGTGTTTAAACAATCGGTCTAATTCATTTAAAATTTTTAAATTCATTTTATTGCCAACTCAATGCAAAGAGAAACGCTTCCTCTTCATTTAATTTTTCAATGACCGTACCATTACGCTGCGTAATGTTATTATTAATACAATACTTATCCAATTTGTCTAGATTATTTCCTGTTGTCCAGTAACTATAGTCAGTAAGTATAACACAAAAATAAGGTTTGCGCAAGGTTTTATTTACTACTTGTTCAATAATAAATCGTTCTGACATGTTATTCATATATAAATGGGTCTTGGTCTTTTAGTTTTTTTAATTTTTCAGCTATCTTTTTTTTACGTTCTTTATTTTCTTTCCACTTTTTATACCATTTGAAAGGGTTAAACATTATTTGGGTACTCCTCTGCATAATGCAATTTTTCTTCATTGATATATCCCAATACATAATCATGCATTGTTGCGATATATCTGCCTTCTCTCCATACTTCTTCTGCCTTGCCTGCCTTCCGAGCATCTTTTATATGATCGAACACACCAAGTACATAGCGGTGTGGTTCATGATTGGGTATTAGTTGAGTAGATTGTTCTTCCATTTGAACTATATATACTATCATTTTAGGTCCCTTGTGACTACTTTAACTTTATATTTTGTCGTCCATCTTTCTGCATCTGCTTCAGTGTCCACCATTGGTTCACCTTTAATGTTTAAGGATGTATTTAATAGCATTGGGCACCCGGTTTTATTTTTCCATTTCTGCAATAGATTATACAATCCAGGATGCTCTTGTTGCGTTACAGTCTGTATGCGACTAGTCCCATCTAAGTGGGTTATTGCTGGATATAAATCTGGCCGTTTTGTTCGACCCACGAACTGCATGTATGGGCTATGGCTACATCGTTCATGTGGCATATCGAAATATTCATGCACATGCTCTGCCATTATTACTGGAGCGAAGGGTCTGAACTCCTGTCTACGCTTCACAGTGTTAACAAGGTCCTTCATTTCCTGTCCTCTTGGGTCCGCTAGTAAACTCCTATTACCCAGTGCTCGTGGTCCAAATTCTGCTCGACCATTTGCTATACCTACCATACCAACTGTTGATATCTCGTCCAATGCTGCTTGAACTGGATAATCTCCCGTAATATTATATCCTAAGTAAGGTGTAGCGTATTCAATAAATTCTTTTGTTTCATCCAATACACAACCAACACTACTTCCAGCATCGCCTGGATTAGGCATAATCCAAACATTCTCAAAATATTTATATGCGATGCTATTAGCTACACAATTCAATGCGCAGCCGCCCATCAATACAATGTTTTTACTTGGTACCAATTTGGCAGTTTGTTTTACTAGATGCTCAAATACATATTCATATACTGCTTGTACGCTTGCCGCAATATCAGCATAGTCCTGTACTGTGTTAAGTTCTGGAGCCCACCACTGACATCCGCGATGCAAGTTATGCTTAAACTGAATGCGTGGGCTATCTGGTTCCATTGGATAAAAGAATTCATTAAAAATTCGTTTCTTGTATTTATCCGGATCGCCAATGGCGGCCCAGCCCATTAAAATATATTCATCTTCATTTGGCTTTAGTCCAATTCGCTGTGTCATTGCACTATACCATAATCCAACACTGTTAGGATAGTTTTGTGAAAATGTTTTCTTTAATTTTTTATCTTTGCCATTCCATATAGTTAGTGTTTCAAATTCACCAATGCTATCAACCACTAATACGGCTGCATCACGGAATGGACTTGTATAATAACCGGCTGCTGCATGACTTGCATGATGCCGATGATTAATATATTTAATTGGTTCTAGCGTTCCTGTTAAGAAAATCTCACCTAATGCAGATTGCATTGATGGTTTTGTAAATGCTGTTTTATATTGGCCACTGTAAAGCATACGCAACCGTTTTAACCACAGTGTTTCATACCAGTGTACTTGTGATGGTTGTCCGTATTCAAGTGCCTGGCTTATTAATGTGCTATTCAACTGCTTGTCATTTTTAATACCACTACTACGCTCAGCGTGAGCAGCAAATTTTAGATCATTATTATCAAAAACAGCTATGGCAGCGTCATGAGCGTTTGCTGTTATTCCCCATTGTATCATATATTATCCTATCCTATCCTATTCAGTGTTTAATATACTATTCCATTGAACTGATTTATAATCATCACCACAGACTCCAAAAATATTTTCACTAAGAGCGGGCATTTCATATCCCATTAGATCAAGCCATATAGCTTTTTTATGATCTGGATATATTCCAGGATGGCACCACATAAATCCACGGCTAGTTAATGTTAACTGGTCTGACTCATGCCAAAAACAATGAAATCCACTTGTAACTAATAATTGCATAGTTTCTATAGTCTTAGCATGACAAAACACATATGGTTTAGTCAAAAATTCGTAGTCTACAGTCTCTTGTGGTTCATCATGACCATAGTATAACACATCATTATAAATTTGTAAATCACATTCTACACCAAAGCCGCGACTATATGCATCTCTGAGATAATCAGATGTATTTTCATAATCTGGTTCTGGTCCATGCATATTACCTCTATGTGCTATAAAAACTGGCATTAATTGATTGTCTCCATTATGTTATTATTTAGCGAGATTTGAATAGTCCATTCCAACCAGGTACCCATCTTCTACTAAAAAATAGTCATTGGAAATATATTTAAAATAATTAGTAATGTAAGTATAAACTTCATCGTAATTAACGATGACGTCGGATTTGCTGGGTGTCTTCTTGATTGTTATTTTATCTGCTGTGTCGACGATATCAATATCTAATTGAAGTTTATCTAAGTCTGTGATTTCGTTGAATGTTAAATCTTCAAAAAATACTATTTCGTTAACAGAGACATGGTGTATATTATTAATAAATTCATATAAATGGTAATACAAGATGTTATCACATACTTCTCTCATTACTATATCAGTTATAGTGACTTGTTCATATGTATATGGATAATTCCATACTTTAGTAGTTCTACCTATCATTTGACTTAACGCGGATTGAATTAAGTTTCGTCGAGTTAATGCTATGACATAATCAGGTATATTGATCATGTCATGGATTTCCTTTTGATAGTTACACAGCATTCTCTTTTCGCTAATATCTGTTGGATGGATTTTCCATATAATATTATTTAATTGTTCAGTTTGTATGTTGCTTTCTTGTTGTATAACTTTATATTCCGCTAATGTATTATCTGTATATTGCCTGAAATCAAATGGTACATTATGCCATGTATACTTAGTATAGTTATTAAAGCAACTATGGAGGTAATTACTACCACTTCTTGTAGTTGCATATAGCATTATCTTATTAATCATTGAACAGATTCCTATCGTTATATGTTTCGATATTGTATCCGTTTAACGTAATAAAGCAATTGGGCGGAATTTGATTAAAGACGCCGACGGCTATATTTTCTAACTCTGCGTAATTTTTAATAATATTTTGTTTTGATGGTGCTTTCGTCATACGATTAATCATCATGTCATGTCGCGGCTCGAAGTTGACTAACTCTATATCGAAGTCTTTACACAATGATAGGCTTGCGAATCTATCTTCATCTGTGTCTAATGAGAATAAGTCTTCGTATACGACTAGTTCATTGAATGGAATGTAATAGTTATTTTGCAGTGTTAAGTATTGTGATATGTATGCTACATGGCATTGTTGTTTGAATGCGACAGGGTCAACTGTGATGGTATCAGTTGGGTAAGGATGTATCCATGCTTTAGTATGTATGCTATAGGCTAGGCTTATAGCGACATCGAATAGGTTTCGTCTGATAACTGCGATGGCATAATCAGGTATAGTAATAAATTGTTGGAAGAAGGTGGTTTCTCTATCATGTGAGATATAGTAATCTTCAAGATCATCCATTGGCTTGGCATGCATTTTTAATACATAGTTCTCATTGGAATTTAATTCAGATATAAGATCGTCTAGGTACGTATCTCTACTATCTATATCACAAGGCAGGTTGCGTTCATTAATAGGTTCAGCGTATGTTCTATTACCATTTGTGTATACCACTAACAGATTAGTAAGATAAGTCGTGCCTGATCGGGGGCTGCCATATACAAGGACTTTCATTAGAATTTTAACTCAATATCCGTAATCTTACCGTCTGATATATTAATCCAATCAAGAGATACATCACGATAATACTCTGATACCATATCTTCCACTTGGTTATAATTATCCACTATAGCTTTTTTGTCTGGCGTTTTTTCATGGATTATTTTAACCGTATCTTGATTCGTCGGTGCTATATGGTCTAATCCCAGTAGTGTTATGTCGGTATCATTGAACTGCAAGTCTTCATAATATATCATAGTGTTGACCTTTAGGTTATGTCTATTTCTGGCAAATTCATAAAGGCTACGATGCAATGTAAACTGACAGAAATGTTCCACTTTAAGTGGTAACACACTTATTTTATTAGTATTATACGGCGGTGTCCATGTATCTGTGGTTCGTGCTATTATTCTACTCATGGTACTTTGTATTAAATCTTTTCTGGTTAATCCTATGACATATGTTGGAATCTGACAGAATCGTTCTATATACGGATAATAATCACTTAATAGCTTATGATTGGCTAGTTGATTAGGATGTGTTTTCCATACAATATGTCGTGACTGTGATTCGATTGCTGCTATATGAGATTCTAGACGTGATTCAATATCAACTCCAGATTTAAATAATTGCTTCGTACGATCATTGTTGATAGGGCAGGTAAAGTAATCAACGTCCATGTTGTTATATATAGTATTATGTAAATAATTGCTACCAGTTCTACCAGTAGCATATATCATTATTTTTTCATTCATTATATTTAATCCATTGCAATAGCAGTTAGTATGCCATTCTTAATTATTAACCTATCGTTGGATATATTATCAAAGTATTCGGATGCAATATCGTATAAGTGCTCATAATTACTTACTAATTCATGTTTTGCAGGTGCTGGTGACATATTCTTTTTTATCTTATTATAGATAGGTTCTTCGGTACTTAAATTCAGATATTTTAAATCATACCTAGGTATCTTAACTAAATCTTCAAAGAATATCAAGCGATCAATCTTAACATTATATACATTATCTATAAATGTATAGTAGTTCCCTAACACATGCTGACACATATATTCAAAAAACTCTGTTCTAATACTGAATCTATCATAGTTCCACGGTGGTATCCAACAGTTATTAACTGCACTAATAGAATGACTGATCGTTACTTCTACTAAGTTTCGCCTAGTGATAGCCAATACGTAATCAGGTATAGTAATCATTTCGTGTATTTCAGATTGAAATGGCTTTAATCTATCAACTAACAATTCATTTGGATGCATTTTCCAAACAAGATTTGTAGAATTCCGTGCATATTGATTTGCCGCGGCTAGATATTTTCCATATATCTCATCACTTACATTATTATACAATTCAGACCGATACGGATATTCCCACCATGTTAGATCAGTGTAATCATTTAATATACCATTGACATAGTTGCTACCACTGCGAGGTGTGGAATAAATCATAATACGGGCCATGTATGTATTTATACTAAGGATAAATACCTTATATTAAACAATTTAGGAGAATTAAAATTGAATAACATAGGCTTTATAGGCATTGGTAAATTAGGCATGCCATGTGCTGAGGGCATTGCAAAAAAAGGACACATAGTCAAAGGATATGATGTAGCTAATGTGTCAAGTGAGTTGGTTAACGTAGTTGATACTATCAAAGAAGTAACTTACGATAGTGATATTGTATTCATTGCTGTTCCAACTCCACATGATCCAGATTATGATGGGAGTGGACCCACTGCACATTTAAATCCAAAAGACTTTGATTATAGCATTGTTAAAGAATGTATAATGGAAGCTGACAAACATATGAATAAAAACCAATTATTAGTTTTAATTTCTACAGTGTTACCTGGCACTACTCGCAGTCAATTTGTCGATTTAATTCACAATGCACGATTTGTTTACAATCCATATCTTATTGCTATGGGTTCTGTGGCATGGGATATGATTAATCCAGAAATGGTTATGGTTGGCACTGAAGATGGTTCAGAAACAGGTGCTGCTAAACAGCTAACTGACTTCTATAAAACTATTATGGAAAATGAACCTCGTTACATTGTCGGCACATGGGATGAGTGTGAATGTATTAAAGTATTTTATAATACATTTATTAGTGCTAAAGTAGGCCTTGTGAACATGATACAAGACGTTGCTGAAAAACAAGGCAATATCAATGTAGATATAGTAACTGAAGCATTAGCCAAATCTACAATGCGTATCATGGGACCACAATACATGACTGCTGGAATGGGAGACGGTGGTGCTTGTCACCCACGTGATAACATTGCACTACGTTATATGGCAAATCAATTAGACTTAGGATATGATTTATTTGATTCTATTATGAATGCACGAGAAATTCAAGCAGAAAATATAGCACTTCGTTTAATTCATCTGGCCACAGAACACAAACTTCCTATTTACATCCACGGCAAAGCATACAAGCCAGGTGTTCCATACATAAATGGAAGTTATAGTATGTTAATTGCGCACTACATTGAGGCTAGTGGATTTAATGTTGAGTATATAGATCCATTAACAGAATCTACTACACCAGATTCAATAAAGGGCGTGGTGTTATTAGCGCATAGTGCAAGTACAACATACAAGTACATGCAACAAGGCGGTGCCAGCACAGATATAACTTATTGCACATTTGAGGATGGCAGTATAATAGTTGATCCATGGCGCAAATTTGAAAAGGCTGGTTGTACAGTTATTCACTACGGCAACACCCGAGGCAAAAAATGCTAACCATTGCTCGCTCGTGCTAGTAGATTTCTTTAATGATGGCTAGCAAACTTTAGCTTTGAACCTTTGTACACCGGCTCGTGTAGTGTATTATATTTAAACGATGCGTTTTGTAATTTGGCTAAGTTTTGCTGATTACGTGGCAACATTTCAAAACGCCAGTTTTGCCAAGTTTTATGTGGTATTGCGCTTAGTCGTTCAACTTCATTAAACAATGCAATCATACGTTCCATATGATCTTTTATCTCATCATAGCTGTGGTTTAAGTAATCATCAAACACATCATAACCTAAGTCGCGCATAGCTTGAATTGCTCCTGGCTCTGCTGCTACTACAAATGGCTGTAACATCATTATAGGTTTAAATATTTTTTCACTTTGAAATATAGTTTTTTGATAATAGTTTGTTTCTGCTACTAAACTAAAATAACTTTCGTCGTATGCTTGTAGAATAGCGTTCTCATAGTTAGTAGCTTGGTTAATGTGTAGATTCAAACCCTCCTCTTGTATGATATTCTTTTCGCCATGCTCGTGTACAAAGTTTTCCAAGAGTTCATATGGCACGCCAAAGATTTGACTTGTGCCGGCTACTATGTTTTCCACTTGTTCTGGTATGCGGTTTACTACGTCTGGCGCATTGTCGCCGTGATGTGTCACAATACCAAAGCTGTAGTTAATAGCAGATTGTAGCTTTCTATCATTGATTAGTTTTGCAATCATAATACGATGTGGACGCATAAGTCTGTTTAGTGCTATCCCTTTAAACGGACGCTGCAAACGATTTGCGCAATGCTCATACATGCGTTTTTGCCAAAGATCGCGTATGTTAGTATATCGCATCATACTGCGTTCCCAACTGTTGCGATATACTGTTGGAATACGATCATTTAGTGATAGGCTGAAATCACCTGTTACAAAAATAAAGTTTTCAGGCTTTAGCTTTGTACGTTCGTAAAATACGTCCCAGTCAAAATTTTTGACTGGGAAACCTTCCAAGCTGTTGTCTAAGACAATTTTACAACGTCCATTATCTACGTCTTCTGCTACATCATCTGGAAGTTGCCAAGTCATATAACCACTGTCACGTCTAAACGCACTACAGAAGAAATCTAATTGTCCCAAACGGTTAGTATCTAAGTTTACATAATAAAAGTATGCACCTGTTGGACGTTCATTGGTAATATAATAATTAAGCTGTTTTGCATTATCTTCAATGTAGCCAGTGTCTGTACTAGTAAACTGGTGTGTTTGAAAGAAACCACACCAGTTACTATCTTGGTATTGAAGTTCTTTGTTAAATGGCCAGTTATCAACACCAATGCCATATCCATGCACAGCTGGGCGTTTATAGTCTGGAAAATAAAATTTGTAGCTATAATCAAACATTGTTTTCTCCATAGATAAATACTATTATAATTATTTATCCAAGAGGTTCACTTAATGATTTTACTAACTGGCGCTGACGGCTTTATAGGTCGTAGTTTAACACGTAGCTTGGGAAACGTTATTACAGTAGATAGAGCAGGATGTGATTACAATGGTGACTTAGCTGACACAGAGTTTGTAAACAGTTTACCTGATGATGTTACTGTAGTAATACACCTAGCTGCTTTTAATAGTACTCAAAACTTTTATAGCACACCTTTCACAGTGTTGTCAAGTATTGTTACACCAACAATGAACTTGTTAAATCGTTATCCCAACGCACACTGGGTGTATGCTGGCACTAGCGAAGAATATGCTAGTACTGTTAATCAAGGATGGGCACCAGTGCCTACTCCAGAAAACGTTGTACTAAGCATTGAAGATATTACCAACCCACGTTGGTGTTATGCTGCTGGTAAGATAGCTATGGAAAGTGCTGTAATAAGTCACAGCGTAGAGCATGGCAACACTTATACTATTGTACGTTACCACAATGTGTTTGGCGCGGATCAAGTGCTACACTTTATTCCAGAGTTTGCTGAACGTGTTGTTAAAGGTGATGGCCGTGTATGGGGTGCTAGTGAAACACGTAGCTTCTGTTATATTGATGACGCTGTTAACTTAACCAAAGCTGCTATGTACGAAAAGAATCAAATTATTAATATTGGTTCACCATTTGAATTAACCATTATGGACATGGCTGAGCGTATTGTAAACATCATTGGATGTAACACAGAACTAACCGAAGAACAGTCAAAGCCAGGTAGTACCGCACGCCGTGCTCCAGACTTATCTAAGATTAAGAGTATTGTAGGAGACTACACTTGGACAGACGTAGACACAGGTTTACGCAAGACATTAGGAAAATAATATGCTACTAACAAGTGAAAACATGATTGGCAAAAAACCACCTTTCTTCCATTCAATGGAACCAGGCAAGATAAATATTGTTATGATTATCTGTAACCATTGTCCTTATGTGCTGTTTCGCATGCCAGCTATTAGCCAGTTTGTACGCGACTACAAAGACATAGTAAAAATTACTGCTGTTAACAGTAACGATCATACACCGGATACCGCAGACAGTAAACTAGAAGACGCTCCAGAGTATATGCCACAGTTTCAAAATAAATTCGATTTACAATGTGACTATTATTACGATGCTGACCAAACAGTGGCACGTGATTGGGGTGCTGTATGTACTCCAGAGTTTTACATCACAAACAAAGAGGGCGCAGTAGTATATCACGGTGAGTTTGACCCATCGCATACAAGCAATGATTTGATGCCAACTGGTAGCAGTCTACGTCATGCATTAGATTTAACATTAGCAGGCAAGTCAATTGATTGGGAACCAAACCCATCATTTGGTTGCAGTGTAAAGTGGAAGCAAGGATGAAAATAGGAATAGTAGGATTAGGAGTAGTAGGCAAAGCATGTAAGACAGGCTTTGAACATTGTGGGTACACAGTTATACCACATGACATTACACTTGACACAAAGATAGAAGATTTGTTAGAAGCAGAGATTGTGTATCTATGTGTTCCTACACCAACAAACGACAACGGTGAATGCGACACAAGTATTGTAGAAAGTGTTGTTGCTGAATTACGTCACGCAAACTATGAAGGCGTAATAGGTATTAAGTCAACAGTAGAACCTGGCACAACTGAAAGATTAGTAGAACAGTACGATGATAGAATTGTATTTGTTCCAGAATTCTTAAAAGAACGAAGTGCAGAGTATGACTTTATATTTAACCACAAGTTGTTGTTAGTTGGAACAGATAACGTAAACTATTACTATCTAGTACAACGTTCACATGGTAAACTACCAGAAGACATTATGAGAGTTTCACCAACAGAAGCAGAACTTATGAAGTATTATCACAATACATTCAATGCGTTACGTGTAGTATTCTCTAATGTAATGTTTGAGATAAGTGATAAAATGGGTGCTGACTATGATACAATTAAAGAAGCATTCTTACGTAACAGTGATTTACCAGATGAATACTTGGATGTCAAACCTGAATTAAGAGGATATGGTGGTGCTTGTTTGCCCAAGGATGTACTAGCGATGAACAATGCATGTAATAAACTAGGAATACCAAATAAACTATTTGAGTATATTGATAAAGAAAATAAACTGTTTAAGAAAACAGTATTCAAGGGTATGCGGTTATGACACAAACTCATCTTGTTAGTGGACACTTTACAGACAGGCGATTAGAGTACTGTATCGATCCAGGGCGCAGTATTATTGTAGGCAGTGACATTTGTGCTCCGGGGTATTGGGACAATCCAGAATACAACAACCACATCAGTTACTGTGTTAAACAGTTCTTAGAATTTTGGTGGAGTCAACCTGTGTTTCGCAAAATTGCAGATTCAAACCCAATCTTGATGTACAAGCTCGGAAAGAAAGCAAAACCGCATCCTGCTATAGAAGATTTAAGAAAAAATCACGGCGTGCCTGTAGAATGGACATCTATTGCCGAAACTCCGACGTACAATCATCACGGTTATAATGCGTATCGTCATGCGTTTGTTTGGGGAATACACAGTGAAATATGTGTTGCCAATCACGTAAATGCTTTGGCTAGCCTGGATGCTCGTACCAAAGCTGTATATATGGATCGTGCTATAGTACCACTAAACACTGTTACAGGAGCTTCAAATGTATATGGACACGCTAGACATCACCCGCAAGTGGACGTATTAAATATTAGAAACTGTGAGATAGTCACGTGAAACAGAATGTAATGGTATTTTCACAAACACGCAGCGGAAGTACTGCTCTTGTCAGTATGCTCATTGATTATAAGAGAGTTTATCATCCTTATATAAACGAATGTAAAAAAGAATATTTGGATGTCGTGGATAGATTTTATCCCCGTGTCGCCGACGGCGGCACTATGTGGACAGAAACAGTAGACCGTCATTATGAGTCAGGCAATTGGGAGTGGCTAAACAGTTACTATCAAAGTGTGGACCACAGTGATTGTCATTTTCAATATCCTGTGCTAAAAGCAGACACAATTGAAGCACTTACAGTGCCTTGGCATCAACGAGAACTGTTGCACAATCACAGTACAGTCAATGAACAACAACGTCGAATCAAATTACTGCAACAATGTAAGCCCTGGGTGATAAAGATACTAGATTATCAAATACAAGATTTAAGCTGGATTGACCGAACAAACACTACTGTAATTGTGTTAGTAAGAAACAACATCCTAGACCGAGCTGCAAGTTTAAAACGCAATCAAATCACTGGTGTGTGTCACGGCACAGATACCAGCAGTGTTGTAGTTGATGATCTTGTGTCGTTGGCAGATGTACAAAAATATATTGAGTTGGCTGAAGTTTTCAAACAACGTGCAATTGCACTGCAACCAGATGCTGTTGTTAGCTACGAATGGTGCGAAAAGTTTTTGTTTAGTCATAGCAAAATGACAAAGCTAAATCTACAGCCTGTTGAGGACTTCATAGCTGACTACGATCAAGCAGTTGAACTAGTGAAGAACAGCAGCAATCACCAATTGGAACTGTTTAATGAAAAACTTGTATTGGATATTATAAAATGATTCACATTCCAATGGATACCAATGAGTTTTGGCCTGCTTTAAGACCAACTGAGTTAGCGGATGTTGAATACTTAGTAAGCAAAAATCATAGAAACGAATCTATGGACTTTTCTCACCAACGTGATATCGGATTTGGAGTTTTTTGTAAAAATAACAGATGGGGATTCAGGGACGATAACCTTAGACTGCATAGACACAAAGAGTTTGACAAATGCTATAAAGTAGCAATCTACGGATGTAGCTTTGCGTTTGGAGCAAACATACCCGACACAGAAACTTTAGCCGGTCACCTTGAAAAACAAATAGATGACTGTGTGGTTTACAATTTTGCTGAGCCTGGTGCATCCAACGATGAAATTGTAAATAGACTATACTGTTACAATGAAATAGTAAAGCCTGATCTTACTGTTATACTTTGGACACAACCCAGTAGAATATTGCAGTCTACAGTACTAGGCGGCAAACGTGGTTTTATCACAAGAGACACAGCAGCACTAACTACAATGGAGGCTTTGGAAATATGCGACGATGAAGAACTGCATAAATATAACTATCAAAAGAATCTTTTGATGGCAAGGTTGCTAACAAATGATAGAACTGTGGTTTGTTCATCTTGGACACAATTCATCGAAGATTTGAAATCACAAGACTTGTATCATTTTGAATATCCAATATCATTATTACACAAACGAATAGACAACAGAACAATACAAAGCTCAGATAAAGCACACCCTGATGGTGTTGTTAATGCCGAAGTTGTTCGACGAGTATTAAAATGCATAAAGTAAAATTTTTAGAAGCTGACTTGTTTGAAGATCACAGAGGAACTATTCGTAGTTTTTATCCTGATGAAAATATTGTAGAATACAATCTTATGATCACAAAACAAGGAGACGCCAGAGGATATCATTACCATCCGCACTTTGTAGAGTATATGCTCATTGTTGACGGAGAGTGCTTGTTCAAAGAGTACGGCGATACAGTGTATGAAAAAACACTCACAGTGGGTGATAGTATACGAATACCAATTGGCGTAGCACATACATTTATTGCACTAACAGATTTTAAGTTTGTTAGTATGTTAACACAACGTTGGAACGATAGCAATCCTCCTATTGTTAAAATAGACGAAAACAGTAACCCATTATGAAAAAGAATATCTTCTTGCAAGCCGAACTATATCTAAAGGAGCTAGGACTATTGTGAGTATGAATCCATTTCACTTAGTAAGTGAATTTGAAAAACAAATGGCAGAGTATTGCGGAAGCAAGTATGCTATTGCCACCGACTGTTGTACACACGCACTGTTCTTGAGTTTGTATTACGACAAACAACAAAAAGGTTTCACCAGTGTTAGTATGCCCAAGAACACATATGTTAGTGCGCCTATGCAATGCATACACTTAGGACTTGATGTTAATTTTGTTGACAAAGAGTGGACTGGATGTTATACTATAGGTAACACCAATGTTGTAGATTGTGCTCCGCGATTGCGTCGAGGAATGTACGAAAGTGGCACTAGTACTTGTATTAGTTTTCAGTTTAAGAAAATTCTCAGCACTGTTAAAGGCGGAATGATTCTCTCAGACGATCGAGAATTTTACAATTGGGCGCAACGTGCAGTACACGATGGCAGAGATATGAGCGTACCATACGAAGAAGATACTATTACATTCTTGGGTTGGCACTACTTTATGACACCAGAGATTGCACAAATTGGTTTGAGTAAATTACAAATACTGCCAGACTACAACGAAGATAAAGCTGGATCACATACATATCCAGATGTAAGTTACATAAAGGATTTTAAATGAGACAAGTAACAAAAGTACAATCGTGTCGTGCTTGCGGCAACACAGACCTAAAAACTGTGTTCGATATGGGCGAGCTGAAAATTAACGCATTTATGGACAAGCCCAACACAGACGTAGGTAGTGCTCCACTAACACTGGTACACTGCAACGAGTGTGATTTAATTCAACTAGACCACAGTGTAAGAGAAGAAGACTTATACAAAAACTATTGGTACTTGTCAGGATTGAATAAAAAAATTGTTGACAATCTTCAAAGTATTACACAAGCACTAATGGACATTGTTCCAATGTCTGAAGGTGATATTGCAGTTGACATTGGCGCAAACGATGGCACATTGCTCAGCTTCTATCCAGACAGCGTGTATACTGTAGGTGTTGATCCTGCACAAAACATTCACAGCGAACTAGAAAAGAACTGCAACAAAATGATTGGTGACTTTTTTACCAAAGACAACTTTGATGCTGCTATGGGCAAAGGTACACTAGCAAAGATTATTACCACTGTTGCTATGTTCTACGACTTAGATGATCCAAATAGTTTTGTCAGAGGTATCAAGGATACACTACACCCAGAAGGTGTTTGGTTATGTCAACTTATGACTGCTCGTCCAATGCTAGACACCAATGACATTGGCAATGTTATCCACGAACACATTGAATACTACACTTATAAGAGTTTGGTTTACCTAATGGAAAAGCACGACTTGGAAATATTCGAAGTACGTGAAAACGACATCAATGGTGGTAGCTATCAGTTGTTTATTCGTCACCGAATCAGTGACAGTGTTGAATACCCTGAAAGCATTGACGCAACAACTATTGCACAATGGCAAACTGATATGGAAAAGAATCGCACTGAAACTGTAGACTTTCTAAAACAAGAAGTAGCCAATGGCAAGACAGTGTACATTATGGGTGCTAGCACAAAGGGCAATACTATTATGCAATACTATGGACTAGACAGTGATCTTATCAGTGGTGCGGCAGAAATACACCCAGACAAAATTGGCAAGTACCTAGTAGGAAGTAGTATTCCTATTGTACACGAAGATGAAGCCAAGAGCAAAGCAGATTACTTTTTAGTGTTACCGTTTCACTTTCGTGAACTGTTTGTTAATAAAATCTTAAAGGATTGGATTGACGAAGGCGGTAAGCTAATTTTCTGTACACCAAAGTTTGAAGTAGTTGGTTAGCAGTTAACCTACACCTTACAAAAACAAAAAGCACCTTAACGGTGCTTTTTTTATATGCTGTGCAAGTATTCGTATAATGCTTGTTCTTCTTTTTCTGCTACTTCAAACAGTGTTTGGAAATTGTGTCTAACAATATCCTGTTGATTCATTCGCTGTTCCTTCCATTGTTGAGTTGTAAGTTTGCCTATGTTATATACACATTGTATAACTGCTTCCCAACGTTCTACATCATCTTCGATGTCGTCGTAGCTTTCGTCCCAGAAGTCTCCAAATGTACGAAACCCTTTTGATTTTAAGAACTCAAGTGTGCCGCTATTGCCTAAAACAATAAATGGTGTGCAAGTTATGATGGCCATAATTAATGCATCACTGATAAACATTTTACTGCCTTCGGCCCACGTTTCTGTTGTAATACTAAACGCACTAGCATTGTATTCATTTTTAATACCAGTCATAGCATCAATTTCAGCACAGTTGTTTGTGCTAAAGTCTACTGGATCAATTGAAAATGGAAGATAGTAATATAGATGAAGTGTCCAATTACGATAGGCTTCCCAGTTGATTAAATCCTTTGTGTTGAAATACTCTGTGCTGCCTTTAAGGTGTAAATCACAATAGGAAGTAGTAACATTTTGTCCAAACAAGTCTTTTGGAAAACTCCAGTTAATGCCACTTATGTGACGACCGAGAACTTCGTTGTGATAACCATTAATAGCATTATAGTTGCTGTAAGAAATAACTTCATGTTTTAGTTGCCAAAGGCGAGTCAAAATATAAGCCCTGTGTACTTTAGGGAAACGATTAGGACTAATAGCAAAATGAACAATGTCATCGGGGTGACAGGGTTCGTAATAAAAGTCATCTGGTGTTAGATTGTTCGAATGCAGGATGTTTACAATACTGTAAAGAAATTGACAGATACTTTTAACATTTACACGGCTTTTGCCTTTGCAGTATTCTTCAGCGTTCATATCGCCTGTTATCCAAGTAACTGATTCTGGGCGTAATCCCAAGTGCTCACATCTGGCTTCCAAGTGTAAGTGTACGTTATCACTTTCGCTGTCGTTGTGCTTGTTTTCGTAGATTGGTCCCCAACTTTCTTGTGCAGTGTGTACAATAATATGTATGCGTCCGGCATTAACTTCTTTGTACCATTCCTGTGGAATCAAGTCTAATACTGTGCCATTGTATAAAAAGCTGTTTGGTTCTTCTTGATAATTGCCGTTGTGATAGAACCAAACAATCTGTGTTTTGCCGTTTAGTTCATCAATTGGCAATGGCTTTTCAATTTCTATACCCGGTACTGACGTGGTGTCCATTACCATTGGCCAAAGAGGGTTTGGCCAATTATAATCGCCGGGGGTTTTCAGAAACAATATTGGATTGTTTTCATTGCTCCTAAACCCTGTTTCAATAGTATAGTTAGGTGGTTGTGTTGTCATCTTTTTTTATTTCTGTGCGTAGCTTTTGGTATTCTAACTTACAAACATTGTAGAAGCTTGTCATCTCAGGTAAGCTCTTTGTAAAGTCTGTGCCTCGACGTTTGTCGTATTCTATTATAAATTCATAGAACCTAGCTCGTTGTTTGGCAATGTCTTGACGTGTTGTTGTTTCGTCGTGGTTACGAGCATCTTTAACCGCAATTAGTGCGTCAACAAAAATACGCTTTAGCTTTAGAGCTTCCAAGCTTTCAAATCCCAGCAGTCCGTGCCATTCATTGTTTGCTAAGTTTTTGTACATAAAATCAACTGCTGGCAGTAGATATTCTTGTAGCATTTCCATAGATGCAATATTAGCATCTAAAAACTCTGGCGCCCTCACATATGGAATATCAACTCCTACGCGATTTCCAATTTCACTTTTGCTATCACGGTCTATTAAGTTAGGCATATACGGTATTCTATATGTGCTTAGTCCATATTGCAAGCTGGTGTTTGTATCCATACCGCTTTCGTTGAGCCATTTGTACATGCCGTTCTTATTGTAACGGCGCTTGAGAAACAATACATATTCTAAGAAGTCTTTGAATGTCGTAATACTCAAAATGTTAAATGCTGCCATAAATGTAAGCCGTGTATTATATGTATTTTCCATAAAGTAGTCAATGTTACTTTTAAACAATTCCCAGTCCATGCCAGTACGTGTATATTCAGCAGCTATATTTGAATTTTCAGCACTTGTAAATAGTGTAAATTTTTTAATGCTTTTGCTACTAATTAGTTGGTTAACTAAGTCTGTAAACTTCAACCATAGCTTTGCAGGAGGACAACCATTTGAGTTAATAGCTAGTTCCAGTTCTGGCTCTGGGTGTTCTAGCAAGTGTTCCATAACTTTAAATGTGTGCTTGCTCATAAGTGGCTCACCACCTGTGATACGCAATGTATGCATATGCTTTTTAGCTTCTGGAAACCATTTCCAAAATGCTTCTGTGTATGGATTTTCATCACTGGCTTTTAAAGGAACGTCTGTCACATGGTTAAAATCGGTGCCGTGACTTAATTTGTATGGACCTTGTTGTTTAATTTCTTCAGCCCATTTACTACTAAATGCAGGGCCACAATACGCACATTTAAAGTTACAGGCATGTGAAAAACTTACCTCTACGTAACGTGGGAAAATATTTTCATCGCCATTTAACTGTATTATGTCGTCGTGGTCGTGAATACTATATTGATCTAAGCTTTTCAATGCACGGTCACTTATTTCTCCAGTATTGTCTTCTATTCTCCAACAAAAGTCACACTCACTAGGGCGCTCGCCATTAAGCATTTGCTTACGGGCTTTTTTCTTTACTTCGGTGTTATGCAATGCACCTGGGTTATCTTTTAGTTCTTCTAAATCAATTTTGTGTGCAACAGGGTGGTGACAACTGTGTGTTAGTCCTACTCCCAAATGCATAGTAACTTGTGTCCACTTTGCCAAGCACATGCCGGGACCAGTTTCATTAAGTAAATCACGCATAACAATACGGTTATGTTCATTGCCTGGAATAAATCCATTTTTATTCTTTTCCCAAGGCATATCGTTAATTTGTTTTTTCATATCGCCATTCTCATTGGTATTGTTGGATGATGTACATAATCATCTAATATATATTCATCTACTGATGACATTAATACTGCATCAATTGATGCAAACTTAGGCATTTGTAATTTAGGTAATGCCATTGGGTTTCGTTGTATTTGTTCTTTAAGTGCTGGAACATGGTCAATATAGATATGCATATCACCTACACTGTGGACAAAATCGCCTACCTCTAAATCACAGATTGATGCAATCACGTGTGTTAACAAAGCATATGATGCAATATTAAATGGTGCGCCCAATCCTACGTCCATTGATCTTTGATATAGCTGACAACTTAATTTGCCGTTACTAACATAGAACTGAAACATAGTGTGACACGGTGGAAGAGCCATATCAGGAAGCTCTGATGGATTCCATGCTGACACAATAATGCGTCTACTATCTGGATTTGTTTTAATTTCGTTAATAGCCCAATTGATTTGGTCTACACCACCAAAATTGCGCCATTGCTTGCCATATACTGGGCCTAACTCACCTGGATTATACCCTAATGCTTTACCTTGGCTGTCTGCATTATCTGTCCAAATTGTACGCTTGGTCTTATCACCATGTGTTATCTCAGCCAAACGGTAGTTGTCTGTGCTGCCTTCTAAGAACCATAATAGTTCTCCTACACATGCCTTCCATGCTAACTTTTTTGTTGTTACTGCTGGAAATCCTTCTTTAAGATCAAAACGCATCTGATAACCAAAAACACCAATGGTGCCGACTCCAGTTCTGTCAGTTCGTTCTTCACCATTGTCTAGCACATGTTGTAGTGCTTCTACATATTGTTTCATTTTCTTTTCCAACTTTCTATTTCAATATGCTTGTGTTCAACTTTTGTTTTTTTAAAATTCTTTTTTATGTATTCGTAAGGCAAAATAGTATCACATTCCCAGTCGCCTGAGATTTTTGTTATTAAAATATGGTCAACATTATCGCGAACCAAATTAAATAGTTGGGCGCCGCCAATAATTATTGCTGTTTCTTTAAAATCTTTATTACTTAATTCATGCAATAACTTACTAGTAGACCAATATTCGTCTGCGCCAGCTGCTGGTCTTCTTGTGACTACTATGTTTTTACGATTAGACAATGGCTTTTTTGGTAAACTATCCCATGTTATGCGGCCCATTACAATTGTAGATTCTTCTGTGACAGATTGGAACCATTTCATATCATGCTTTTGTGTAGGCCATGGCATATCACCATCTTTGCCAATGCCCCATTTTTCATCACATGCAAAAATTGCTGTTAATCCAGTTTGTTTTATTTTTTTCATTCTATACTGTCAACTACCTGATCTTCTCTTATCTGCGGTGCCATTCTGCTTGGATTAATATATACACTCTTAAAAAACTTACTTCCTTGTGGACCTAAGTCTGCAAGATCTAACTGCAAATCTGTCATTAAATTATGACCAAGCTCAAGTGTTTTTTCTTTTAATACTTCTTTATTCCAGCGTAGGCCAGTTCGAATATCAATTTCATTACCGCCTTCAAACTGCGGAACAATCGCTGATTCAAAAAAGGTTGTAAGCCATTTAAAGTCACGAACATTTTTCCAATCCCATTTGTCTCGTTCAACGTTTGTCATATAACAACCAAGCCTAGCGCCATATATGGCCCAAAGTCCGTTATCAACATCTTCACCTACTGACATCCAAGTAAGTAAACGCTGGAAATTCTTTTTATGTACTAATTTTCGTAGATTTTGCGGATTAACTACATCACCATCAACTAATCCCATCTTGACCCCTTCACGGAATCCTGCTCGCCAAGCTTGTAATGCGCTACCATTGTTCATTACATCACAATAAATATTATTCATTTGCACATAATTAATGTTCCAACAAAAATCTACTTGGGCTCGCTTATCTGCTGCTGGTGCATTTTCATGAGTTTGCATGTTCATTACAACATCTTTTGGCCAACATTTGATGCCGCCGTTGCCGTACACAAGGCCGTTAATTTCATTTTTACCAGCCCAGCTAATAACGTCGTTTGGTTTAATACGTTCCATGTCTACCTCGATATTAAAAAATGCCGGGTCAACAATATTGTCTGCATCAATAGTAATAAAACGGTCTGTTTCACTAAGTGCGGCTGCTGCTTTATGTGCGGCATCACTACCATATACACCATGGCTACGTTGTGCCCACGGGCATTTAGAAGACAAATCTGCAAAATTCTCGTCAGCATTTGGTTCATCATAGCTTATAAAAATAATATCAAATTCGTTGATACTTGTTAATGACATATTACTCTCCTATATAATTAATTTGTAATTCTTTGCATTGATACAAAAATATGGGTTTTCTAGGCAATTTAAATCCTGTACTAATTGTTTGTTTATTTTGTTGTATTAGATCTTGACATTTTAATGATATCCCGCCCACCAAATTATCTGGAGTAGTATCACAAACTATAATATCTAATTCTTTTTGACTTTGTAATATATATTTATTATCTGTAGACAGTAGGCCGCTATTAACATAGAACTCTTTATCATTTAATATATTGCGCTGAAATGTTAAATGTTTTTGTTCGTTACTGGTAATTGATTGTTGTATGGATTGGTTGGTTTGGTTAAATGTATTGTTTGCATTAACATCTGTTTGACTAATAATGAAACTATATGATTTAAATATAGGATTTGTAAATATACTTATATTTTCCAGGCTGGCTATTGATTCCAGTTTTACCTGTACCTTTTTCTGTTTAAATAATAGCAATGGATCAATTTCTATTTCCTGTAGTAAATAATCTGGTTGGTTTTTTTCTGTAATATATAAATTAAATTGTGTACCTTCAGCCAATTGCACTTCGTGTATTTCGTTTATTTTCATATGCTGCTTGATATTTGATACATTTAATGTCATTTCAATAATGCTAGTATCTTTAAATAATTCAAGGCACACATCAGCTGATTGCGGATTTTTTCCTTTAATTTGTTTAAATTTGACTACATCACTGCTTTGCAGTACTAGACTGTTTGATTTTGTAACAATGTCCGGTTGACCAGTAGTAAAATCTTCAACTATTTTGCATTTCTTTAATGATATTTTGCCAGCTAAAATATCAGCAATGATAGTCAGGTGACCAAATTGATGCACGGTACTAATATTATCGTCATTTTTCTCGATAAATTTAGGACTTAGCCGATAAATTTTCCCAGTTATATTATCAAACTTAATCCACCACTGTCGGTGCGGTGTTTCTGTTTTAGATTTCTTTGTTGTATGTTGCATATATCTCATCTGTTAAAAAATTAATATTATCATAATAAAATATTGAATTAATATTAAAATTTTGTATTTTTACTTTATAATTTGGGTAAATCCAACAATTTAGATAATTTACCCAATCATTACTGCCTGAGTTAGCAATAGATCGTTGGCTATACGTTTCATATGTCATGTCAATGACTGTAACTGGCTGATGATTTGTTATCAAATAATCATCTGGTTGTTGAAAACAATTAATTACAATACTATGCATCTGACTTGGATCATAATACTTTTTTATATGCTTTTTATTAGTTAAAATTTCTGTCTGTGCTTGTTGCCAGTTCTGCATTATTGGTTCAGCTAGTTTAAAATATTCTAAACTAGCGTCAGATTTATTAAAATAAAACATAATAGTAGACGGTTTAAGTAAATTATTATCTTCATAATAACCATCTAACTTAGTTATTGTATCATAATTAAATCTAGATTCACTAGTTAAAAAGCATACATTATAACTATGTTCAAAAAAATCAAAAGCTGAGTCTAAATTTTGGCATACAATTGTACTATGATGAATAAATATTGAGTTATCATAAGGCGATGTATAATACAATTGCCAATCATTTGCACGTAATTCTTTTGCACTTTTGTTTGGTAACTCGATAATATAATCAAATGCCGCTTCAAATTTGGAGTTTATATTTACTAATTTGTCAATTACCAATGTTACACTTGCATTTGGATTATGAATCTTAATACTATTTGCCAGTGTAGCGGCTGACTTTTGTTCAGTTTTTGTGTTTGCTGATGTTATAAACCCTCTATTCATTATGATCCTCTATTAGTCGACCCAATGCACGTTTGTTCATACAATGTATGTCATATTTTTCATGTCTAACTAACAAATTTTTCCAATTTTCAACTGGATCATGAGCTAAACATATCCATGTTTCGTCATCTACACTTTTGATTATGTCGTCTTTCTGACTTAAATTTTGCATGGTGCTATTAAAGTTATTGATGGTGTCACCAGGCAGCATGCCATCTAAAATATGTGCTGCAATACTAACACAATAGTCAGTACGATACATATGCCCTGGAAAGTTATATAATAGTTTATAGAACTGATAATTATCTTTAACATGTGCCCACATATCAAAAAATAATTTACTTGTCTCTGATCGATCAAAATAAACTACTGTACTCCACCACATTTTAATACCATTATAGCTTAACCGTTTTTCATTTGGATGTACTGATGCATTCCTTAAAGTAGTTGCTTTATCAAACATTGCAACTCCAGTATAAGAATCAAATACATGTTCTAAATAATCAGTCTTTAGAATATAATCAATATCTAACAATAATGTCTGATCAAACGGGCTATATTCCCATATCTTATGCTTATTACTGTTAGAAAATTGTGCTTTAAATTCAGTCCATGGACTGTCATGATGAACACGTATATTTTTTTCCAGACTATCATCAGTCATTACAATATGATCAAATGACTGCATTATAACTTCTTGAGTAAATGATTCTTGAAGCCAAGAGTATGATCCACTATTAGTAATTAAACAAGTTGGTCTATCTAAATATTTTTTAGCTTTCTTAGCTGCAAACATACTAAGTCTGACATAGTCTATATGTTCGTTATTATACGCATAAAAACAAATGCCTTGTGTTGGTTCCATTTACTATTCCATTAATTTTTCAAGTTTGCGAATTTTTTTAAGTTTGCTATATTCTGTATTGTACTCTGTCATTGCAGCACTATACGCACTAACAAGTGCATCTAAAAATTCACAAGTGTTTTTAATTTCAATCGGGTTTTGTTTTGAATCTTCTATAATAGAAGTATTTAGTTTCAAATCAACCAGGGCTTTTACAAATGCAATAGTTTGTTGATTAGCTATAAACATGCCATTATTACAATGTACTGTACACAGTTGTTGTACTCTATTTTTAATATTTTGTTTTTGATTTGCTATTGTTTGGCTATAATTTCCAAATTCCAGAGCTTTTTGCAATCGTTCATCCATTCAGATAAATCTCCTATAAGTTAATTAGTATTATATAATAATTCGGCTTTTTAGTCAATGATTATTAATGATTGACTAAGGTCCAAACTGTGTTTATACCCAGGACAGGAGCTACCCTGTCTTGAAATTGATATGTTGTAGTATCCGCCGAAAATTTTGATTCAAACGTCGGGCTTGCTGCTAAATCGATATCTGTTGGTGTTTCCATTGGTAGGCGATAGCCAGTAACTAAATCCAATGCAATATCAACTGTATTAGTACCTATATCTTCCTCGTCTAATATAACGGTAAATAACATTTCAAAAACACCACCTGGGGCTATTTCAGAACTTAGTAAATTAATTTTAAGTGTACATGCATCATATTCACCGCCACTATAGTCAGGCTGGCCGTATTCGCTGTAACCATACTCACCACCATACTCACCACCGCCACCGGTATAATTTGTTTGTGATATTTTTACACTATATAATTCTGTATCAACTCCTGAAAATGCATCAAAGATTCCTTTATTAACTGACGGGATTGATTCTCCTGTATTAGTTGTGCTTATTGCGCCAACCCAAACCTCACCAATATAATTTAATGATTGGCTCCAGCCTCCGCCACGTGGGTTACCGCCAATGCCAGATATATCAAAAATTATCGAGCCGCCACTATTAAAAAAGTATCTTGCTTCTGCATAATTAGTAAATGTCGCTTTAACTTTTGCATATGCATAATCGTCCCAATTTTCCAATGGATTATCATGTTCCACTTGCACTGCACCATCTAAGATATCAACAACAATGTCAGCAGTTGTAGTATTGAATCGTGTATTTTCAATACTACTAATAAAAGAGTCAACAGTGACATAAGCGGCTGCTGGTATTTTATTACCAGCAAGTTTAAATGAACTACATAATGTATTAGATTCATCTATATGGTAAAGCCCAGCGTTTAACTGTGCTATAAGTTTATTAAGATGCAATGCTTCAATAGTTGTTGTTGGCGTAACAGGGACTTCAACTGATGCTTGACCCCATCCCTTGCTATGACTATTTTTAGTGAGTACAGCTAAATCATTGAATGCATAACTTGTATCATCAGCCCAATAGGTATGGTACTCAGCAATTAATTCATTAAATTGCTCAGCTGTTATTAACTGCTTTTGTCCTATTGGTGGGTTAGCCATACTTTATTTGGTCCCAACTACTACTTCTACTAGTCCAATACCTTCTGATGTTTTGTCCTCAAGAGCACGACCAACTATTCGATACCAGTCCATATATTCTTGCATTTCATAATCTGTAGGTGCTCTTGCAACACCAGGCTCTTCGCTTGACAACAATCGTTGACCTTTTTTAACTTGTCCAATAACTTTTACTGGTACTCGGCCTTCTAATGCTACTGCCACAGAAGTACCAGTAGCTTCACTGTTCATTAAATAAGCAGGATCTGTTGACACAATACCAAATACTTCAGGATCAAATGCTGATGTTGTTTGTGTTACTTCTGCCTCGCCACCAATCTTAACTACTGTGCCTGGTGCATATGCTGCATCACTTGCGTACATTTCTGCAAGGTCAGCATATTCAGCTGTTGTTGCTGTACCGTGAAATTTAAAACCAGTTGCAGTAGTCATTGTAATTCCAGACTTGATTGATGCAAAATTTGTAACTATTTCAGCAGGATTAATACCAGCAGTGGTATTAACTGTAAAATCAGCATCTGTCGAAATAATAAACGCAATTTCAGTTAAATCAGTGCCCGACTTGTATGCCACTGTTACTACGTGTTCAACACTTACATCGTCAACTATAGTCATAGTATCAAGAGCTGAACCAGGTACTCGTTGCCATTCTTTTGTTGAACCATTTATAACACAAGAGAAATATGATTTTTCACCCTTGTTATAATAAAGTTGGCCTTCGACAGCTTTGGCAATATCTGGTACTGTATTACTTGCACAATTTTCTAACAATTTTAGTTGGTTTTCCGCAATTGATTCTCCATAGCCAAACCAATTTTTACCTACAAATGTAAGATGTGTATCAGTATTCAAAGTTCTATCTTGAACATCAATTGGTGTTGTAGTTTGATCAAAAAAGTTTATTTTATATGCCATAATTTAATTTCCCGCCCTAATACGTAATGTGTAAATCACTTGAATTTTTCTATTTGCTGCTTTTTCAATTGGATGGAAAATTAAATGAGTAATGAATTTACCTGTTTTTAGTTTCAGTCCTATTTCATCAAATACATAATCATCTTCCATATCAGTACCAGTATCATCGCTATTTTGGCCGCTTGGTTCAGTATAATCAAGCGTACTTGTGATTTTTATATCAGTATAATGTTGGCCGTTTTCATGCTCAACTGAAATATTATTTTCATTATCAAATGGCGAAACATTGACAGCTTTTATATATGTTTCATTGTATAATTCACCATCTGCACTAGTTGTATTTGGTGTATTATAAGTAATTGCACCCGTTCCAGACACCGCAGTGCCACCGTTACCATATGCCAATTTTTCAATATGGAATGGTTCGCCAGATGCTGTATCAACTGCATTAACTAAGCCGCCTGCCATAGCTTCACTCATATTTTCAAAGTTGATATGATTGTGTTTATCTAATAAAACTTCACCACTATCAGCATCTTTAATTAATACATGACCGTCCATTTCTACTGTGGATTTGTCATTGAATGTGTTGTTCATTTTTCATGTTCTCCGTTATATATATTTATGCTTAAATAGCAATGCCTTTTCCTTGATTTTTCATTACTAATGCTTCGTTACTAGTTGCCGACGGATCAACTAAACTATCGCCTGTGCCAACATCAAACATACGTGATGTTGCCATAGTTACATAGTCATTAAAATCTAACCACGGTAATTCGTTATGCATTGCAAATTCGCTTGAGCTATCAAATGGTTGTAGCACAGAAGTATCTGAAATATCTATAATTTGTGTTCCGCTAGCATGGCTACCATTAATAGTTTCTCCATTGCTATGCATAACACCTTCAATTTGGTTTCCAGTTACACCAAGATATGATATAACCTCACCGTTAATAAATGCCATACCGCCATGTGCTCTAAACACACTTGGGTCAGTAACTTCAATAGTAGTAGCAGTTCTTAAAGTATCTGCTGAAACTGTTGTGGCTTTTGCATCTTCTAATCCAAATGCTGCTAGTCTATGATCCTGTCCTATTACATATACATATGTACGTGAATCATTATCTACTGTAGCACCTGAACTATTTGTTATTACTTTAAAACTTGCTGATTCATCAATGATACCATTGTATGTAGATCGTCTCGCTACACCACTAGTGATATTATAATTAGCTGGGATATCAAATCCGCCGCCGTTGATGCTATCAACTGGAGTTGACGTAAAGTCACCACCGTCTAAAACTGGTATAGCATATGCCGCGAAGGTTGTACTGTATGTTTCTACATCAGGACCAAATTCATCATTTATTTCATCTTCATACTTGATTTCTATAAATTTATTTACTGACTCTTCAGTAACATTTATTTCTGCAATATCTAACACTCGATATTTGTCAAATACTGTTTTAATTTTTGTATGGAATGGCTTAACTTCGTTAATAAATCCTTCAAAAATATCTACATTATTTTTATACAAGCGTTTTGGTAAACGATGTGATTGATTAGAAGTATTAATAGTAGTATCAATATTCAATTTAATAAATGTTGTTTTATAGAACCAATCAACTTGTGTATGCAAGTTAGCAATATATCTAACTATACCAAAGAAGAAATTATTAAAGTTTTCTAAATAACTATCAATGAATAAATCATTTCTACATGCTTCTATAATATAATGTACATATCCACTTGGATCATGATCCCAAATACCATCCCAGCTTTGCATATCCCATGCAAATAAATTATTTCGATTCCATATTAAATCATTGAATTGAATGGTTGCGTTTTTCTTTTTAACTAAATTCCAGCCAGTTCCTGACCATTGATACGTTGCTTCTTTTTGTAAGTTAGTACTAGTACAAACGGTTGATGGACCAACAATTACAACACTGTGCTTTGACGTATCAATATTAAGTAAATCATTATAAGTTGCTACACTGGCAGTGGCTGAAACTTCATTTGCCGCAAACGCTTGAGTAATATAATCAGCATAATGCCAAACTAAATTCATATCCCATCCAGAATCTTGAACCCATTCTGAACCAGTACATCTATATAATGTTTCAGTTTCAGTATTATAAAAACTCTCGCCTTGAAGATTATTATTAATTGGGTCCCAGTTAGTTGTCTTATAAAGTTCGAACTCTGCAGATGTTCCTGTTTCAGCATCTGCTGGAATGTCATAATAAATTTTTGTTAATGTTCGATCCCATTTACCATCAAGGTTGTCTACTATATTTTGATGAATCAATAATCTATTAATAATATCAACCGCTTCTCGTCTAGCATCTAAAGTATCTTTAAACCATGCTTGACTGTGTTTAACACCTGGATATTTATATTGTATACTGCGGTTATCACCATATCGGTTAAACTCATGCAATGTTTTATCTGGTAATGGATTATTAGTAATTCGCTGTGTACCAACTAGATTATCCTGTAAACCTATATAGTAATAATCTGGAATTAAATCACTAACTTCACTAATAGCAGTCCAACTACTATGTGATGCTAAATCTGGCTTGACGTTAACTTGTATAACACTGTTTACATCATTTACATAATATGCTATATTATTCATTATAAATTTATATTGCGATATTGCTGCTGCCCATGGAATACCACTTGATGTTGGATCATTGATAATAGCAGCTATATTAATAGTTGCTAATGTTTTGTCAGTACTTGTAATTGTGTTTTTATTTGCTACCCAGAAATAATATACTGTGTCGTAACGACTAAAGTGATCGTTCCATACTGTATCTTCGGTATAATAATCTATGTATTCACTTGTAGCTTCATCATAAATTCTATATGCTTCACCAGATGCAATTGTACCATAATGATCGTTGCCTGCGGCTACTTCATTTTCCCACTTGTCTGGTGTTACTGTTGATTTTGTCCATTCATATATATCAACGCTACTTGTATCTGCTTGCTTGCCCCAATTGTTTGCTGCATAATTCGCATCACCCTGTTTGTAATCAATATAAAATACTGTGCTTGTATCCCACCAAATTTTACCAACTTGATCATTGGTCCATGCATTGCGTTGATTAGTATTATAATTAGTGTCATTAGACATATTGTAAACTGCTATATCCACTGGATATTTAAAGTCAATTTCACGATCAGCTACACCAGGAATAATTCCTTGTAGTGGATCAAATAATTCTAATTCAATAACTGTTTTCTGTTTGGCTGCATCATATAATCTAATATTTTCCAATACACTATTATCAACATATGTAGTGGTTGAACGATTTAATGTCACAGTGCCGTCACCATTGTACAGGTAACTGTATGTGCCAGGTGTTGGTGTTGGATCTGCACTTTCTGTTACCCATATTCTATCACCAGTAGCAAAGTTATAATCACTATTAGCAATAGCCATTGCTGAAATCATATCAGCATATGTGTTAAATCTTGCATTTCTGAATACAAATACTGCTTCAGCTCGCCCGTCTGTTTCAATAAATCTGTCAATGTAAAAACTATTAATATCTGTGGGTTCTAATGCAGTAACTTTATGTATACCAGATATTGTTGGCGTCGAAGTAGTATTTAATAACATCACATAATCGCCAACATTAACTGCTGATCTTGAATATGCATCATTACTACTATTAAATAATGATATCTTAGCATCATTACCATCAGAACTTATATCGCCAGCGTCAATAGCTGCCCAGGCTGGAATACGTTGTGATTGTAATACATTCCAACTACTAAAGCTTGCTGTTATATTATTAATTGCTTTTCTTTCCATTTTGCTATCGTTTAAAATCCATGCATTAAACAATGCAGTATCTTCTGAAGATATATTAGTCCATTTCATTGGATCAAAACTATTACTAGTATTATCCGAGACACCCAGTATTCCAATTGGCAAGCCAGCTAATGAATTAAAGGATGTATCGCCTATATCCATTTGAACATCGACACCACTGTCTTTTTGTATTACAATACGATTAGTTACTACTTGGGCTGTTACACCAGGAATCATAGCTAAATTAATGTCTGCTACTACTTCAGCAGCCGTCGAGTCAGTTGGTTGTTCCCAACTTGATCCAATTGCGTATGCGCTTAGTAAACCAAGTAATACCTGTGCTGTGCCACCAAAAGTTAGTTCACTACTTGCACCAAGTCCACTTGATGCTAATTTTGTAATTTGTATACTGTTGGCACTAGTGCCAACACTGTATGTGGCAGATGGTAGGGCAGCAGCAATTTGACCTTCAATATATGGCAGGTCTTGTAATGCATCTTGTACTACCCAATGGGTAGTTACATTATATGTACCAGCTACTAATGCCATAGCACTGTTACCAGATGCTGTATCAATAGTCAATGGATCATATGACCC